TATCCGCCATTTGTGTTTCAAGTTCTGTCTTATCAGCCGCCATTTGTGTTTCAAGTTCTGTCTTATCAGCCGCCATTTGTGTTTCAAGCCTCACAAACTTCTGCTCGTTATCATAGTTGTCGGTAAAAGGCTCATAGGATGTTGCCACATCTCCAAGCTCCATCTGCGCTGCACCCAACTGAGATTTAGATATTGACAGTCTTATATAAGCTGCATTTTCAGGGGTGGTAACAGTTCCGTCCTTAATTGCAGTCAATACTTTTAAATTATCGTCAAAGATAACGTGATATGCTCCACCAACACCTGTCTTACTAATATGATATTGTGTATTGCCTTCTATGGAGATGTAGACTGTTACGCAATATGAGGAGAGCTGTTTTAAACTTCCGTCTTGCCACAAATAATATCCATCTGTCAGATTCGATGGATTTATAATATTTTTTCCGACAGAGTATTCTTTTTTCCCTGATATTCTAGCACCTATTTCGGATATTTCCGTAGTCAGGCTCTTGCGACCATTCGGGTTAACCACCGCATCGGTTGTGGTAGCCGGGTAAATGGTTTGGCCACCCTTGGTCAGCTTATATATTTTTGCCATAATAAATCTCCTATATTTTTAGATTAGTAACTGTTTCTTCTTCCTCTTCCGGTGGCAAAGGAGGTACAAAATCACTCAGCACATCTTCATATTCATTATCCGACAGAGGGACGCTCTGCACCGCATTGTATGCGGCATAATCGGGATAAGATGTTATTTCCACCGTGCTTTCATCGGTTTTCCCGGTAGTCAGTACGATTCCTGTATCTTCAACGGAAACAAGGTTGCAGATGCCATCCTGAAAGTCGGAATCGGATATGAAGTATTCACGTTTTACCTTCAGCATACCGGGAGAAAAACAGGGGTTGTCAAAAGCGACAAGCAGGTTGCCGTCTTCCATGCGGCTGCAACCAACATACCCATGCCCGTCAAAGGAGGCTATGAACTTTCCCTTGAACGGATTGAAGTAAGTAAACCGGAAAGGAGTATTCACATCCCCGTTCAAGTTCTTCTCTATGATCTTAAAATCGGACTGATAATTAATTCTCATAACTATAATATTGATGTTACATCGTCTATCTCCTCGGCTGTCAGGTAGCTGGATAAGTCAACACTTCCGCCACCTCCTGTCGTGCCTGTAGGACTCCATTTTCCCTTTGTTTTGCATTCATATATAGGACCCGGTATGGTGTCACCCACAACAGCCCAGTCACCTACAACAGGAGATGGAACAGCCTCTTCCAGTGATTCAAGAGTAGAGAACAACCCCTTGTTGCGGATACCGTTCTGCTTGACCTTCTCCACTTCGGTAGAAGTCTTGCTAAAGTTGTTGTTAAGACGGTCTGCCGCCTCACTCCAAGTTCCTGTTTTGTTAATAGTATTCAGTTCCATATCACTTCACTTTATTTGGGCAATTGGTTTTGATCCCATACAATCTCAGAACCTTTAACCATAATTATGCGTCCTCCCATTATCTGGGTCTGATATATATAACCGTCACTTCCTTTTTGCTCGACAACCATACTGTCCGGACGGAAATACAATACATCACTATTGGAAGGATCATTCATAAAAATACGGGGAACCATACCGCTCAATCCGTATTGAAGGGATATATCTAAGAGCGAATTACCATCATTATCATGAATATCAATTGACGGTCTCCCATATTCATCCTCAGGGAATATGGTTATCTCGTAACCTGACGGTGAGGAAACTTTCACTTTCCCGACAAATTCAGGATTTCCCTCTGCATCCCATTTAATGTTCCCATTGGCAAGCTGCCCGGAACCATCCTCATTCAACAGTATCTTACCATTGGCTATTTCAACCTTTCCCCGGAAATATCCGCCCAAAGCATAGATATATCCTCTTAAGAACACATCACCGCCATGAGTGGCAACGAAGTTCGCCATATTTGCCCATTCCGCATCTGTGGGCTGGTAATTAGGATCATTACGGAACCTCATTACAGTCAGAATTGCCTGTTCAAGTTTTCCTCCTGCCCAAAACGCCACATCATCATCGTCATTGTATATGCCGCTAACTCCGGCTGTGACCTTCTGTAACTTGCCATTCTTGTAATTACCCAGTTGGATCATATTGGCCAATATCAGACCACCAAGAATATCCACAGAACCATCCTTGATCGCACTGGCGATATAATTGATTGACTGGAAACCGGCTGTTGCCTTGTCATTGTCAAGAATTGAAGGCTTCCAGTCAGTAGCGATGGTTCCACGCTCTAGCTGAAGGTCACAAACGGTTGCGGTACCACTGATAAGAAATATACCACTGCCATTGAAGGTAATCTTATGGATATATCTCTGATAAGAGGATGTGAGAGGCTGAGAAACACTGAAAGAACCGCACGAAACAGACACAGACGTACCCTTTGCTTTATAACTGATAACATAACTTTCTCCTTTAATCAATGATACGGACTGGGACAAACTACCGATTGCGGCAGAGTACCCGGAGCCGGCATCACTGTCCGCAGATACGGTAGCCACTCCCGTCCAATATTCCAATTGCTTGCTAAAAAGTTCGGTATCCGCCGATAGCTCGGTAGCGGCAGACAGGTCCTCTGTCTCATAATCTCCGGTAAACCCGGAATTGCGCAACAGATTGACACTTCCGACAGCCGCATTGTCTATCGCATCCTTGGCCTCTTGGGCAAGATCTGCGGCCGCCTGTATCTCATCCGGCAAGCCTTCCATATTCTTCCATCCGGTGGAGCCTTTTTCGATATGGAACATACCCTTGATATCAACACCTTTATCCTGAGTGTATTCCATGTAAGTGGTCCGGCCCTTGTCACCAATGTACGTATCTCCGTACACCTTCATCCGGGCCTTGCCGGTAGACCTGTCAAAATCAAAAGAAATGACATCTTTCCCGGTCAAGGTAAAATCATTAATACCCTGATACATGATGATGGACGGAGAAACTTCGTTCACCGAAGAGAGAATTATCGCCGCCTGTCTGGTGATATCGGTCTTATGGCCCAATCCCACGATATCATCACCTGCCACCGGAACATCGTTCTCGACATTAGGATCACACACGGTCTTGGACAGGTCTATATAATTCTCACCTACTGCTGTGACCAACCGCCAGTAATAGCGGTTGCCGACATGATGCGAAATGCCTGTCTTGATATTGCACTCCTGTGCGATGGCGAGAGATCCCGGAGTAAACTGGTTCTCTATCTCAATTCCGTCTTCCTCTTCCTTGAAATAACAACGGTAGACATTATCCAACTCATCCACACGGTTGCATTTCATGCCTGCATGGGAAATCACCTGCTCGCCACCTACATACGTCTTCTTCTTTACTTCAAGCTCGTCAAAAACGGCTTTGACCTTGACATACAGATAATCAACAACAGCCTGTGACATACCGTTCTCAAGTACAGTAATTCCACTACCGTTCTTACCAATCAAAAGACCTTTCAAGAAAGTGATCAGACCGTTGGCCGTGTCGTTATTTATCTTTGAGATAAAATAACGGGATATTCTGCCAAGAATATCTGACACGTTGATAGAGACACCCATCCTCTCACCTATGATATCCCCGGCTATCTCTGTAATCGTACTTCTCAAAGCGGAAACATTGGCGGACAACTTATCTGTTAGCTCCACGGATATATCATACAGGCAATTTTTATCCGCCTTACAAGTAAATGAGTTCACATACATGAAGTATTCCTTATCATTATACTTTATGTATATACGCGAGTTCTCATTCAACAGACCAGCTAACATACTGTTTTCTGCAAGGAAGACACGTGAGAAACTTACGGAAAAAGAGAACTTCTCATCGTTGTTTTCAGACATATACTTTATCAACGCCTCATCTAATCTCTTCTCGGCGGCAAGCACAAGAGATTTCGGCATTTTAATACCTGTAATCACAAACTTATCCCCAACAGAAGGTTTATAGTTATTTGTGGCATTAGGCATAACAACCCCGAAAGTAGTATTGTCCTTTTTTACCGCAATCCAAACCTCATTTGTAGAAGTGTTTTGTTGGCTTTCTATATATTGGGATGTTTGTGAAGTAACCTTCTGTTCAAAATCTCCTGCTGGTAAGTTCCCGGAAGAATCCACCAATACAGGATTGAATGCCCTTCCCGGCTCATTGTCCTTATAGGTAACTCCTATTTCAAACTCGCAAGCAGCACAATTACCCGTAGTCATATTGATTACAGCCGTACCACCTTCCAAACCTTGTTCGAACAGGTTAAAACCGTAATCCCCATTATATATATGTAATTTTATGTAGAAATAAGAATGTACATACTCATCCGTGCCATTGAATATATTATTCCCTTCTCCTGTTCCGAGTTCGTCACTATCGTTATCATCAAAAGCAATATCCGCAATCTCACCAAATAACTGTCCCGAAGCGTTTGTTACATTTTCTATGGTAGGCTTTATATCGCTAAAATCTACCTTTATCTCTTTTACTTTCTTAGAAGAATATGTATTTTTGAAAAAATAGTAATCATTTGTACCGGGTATTTTATACGTATCGTTAAGTGCATTGTAGAATCTTTCCGCTCCATTTGTTTGTCTATAAATGGAAGGCATAAGGTTTTGCGTGCGTTCTATAGTACCTTTTTCATCATCATTCGGATAGTAGAAAGGTATGTTGTCAGAGCTACCAACACCAGTAACGCGATTGACGGTCTTATAATTGGCGTTTGTCTTTTTTATTGATACAAGCCCTTTCTTGTACTCGAAAGGAGTAGAAATTACATTCTCTGTATATCCTATGTGACAAACCTTACCTACAAAGTAATAAGGAAGTTCGTATATGGTATATATGGACTGTAACGCTTCTGCAAGGTATACGCTGTCAAGAGAAACAAGTTTGCTTTCAGAAGTAATATCTTCATCAATCACTATCGAATATCCGATACCCGATTTTGCCATTGAAGCGTTAAGGCGACCAACAAACTCGTTTATATCCCCCATGAACTTGACGGAAGTGGAATTGGAGTGATACGTGTCTTCCCCGGCTGTCACCACGTCCATGAAATATACGTTTTCCAGCACGATACGTTCTGAAACGAATTGAAGCTCATGCTTGTACATGATACTCTTGTTGTCCTTTGAGGATGTAGGCACTTGGTCAATATAATATTTTTCCCCCCTAAACTCAACAAACTCTTCTCCTGTCCATAGTTCGTCTAAGCATGAAGGATAGTTCAGTGTAGCGGTCAGTGTGGGAGTTCCTGCCATACGTTGTGCCGTATAGGTGTACTCACCTAATTTTGCAGGCATATCAGCATTCGGAAATTTTACTTTACTTCCTTGCGTATCAAGTTTTAATATGTACAGACTTTCCTTTTCCATTTATTCTTTTACCACATCAATTTGTTCCGTAACTCCTTTGTCCTTTTTTTGCTGTTTCTCCAACAGCTTTTGAGCCTCTTCCTTCTCCTTTGCTATACGTTGTTCTTCATCGGGAACGGATTCGGTGTTTTTCTCAATGGCTGTTTTTGTGGAAAGAATGCCGGCTTGCTTCATTGAGATAAGTATGTTATTATACTCCGTTGCGCTGAACGGTTGCCATATTTTGAACTTACAGCTAACACGAAGTTTTTTAAACTCGGTGACGGCATTAAGATTTTCACTTTTGTTTACAAGCTCTTTGGCAAGCCCTTCCTTGAACAGACGCATCATCTTGTCGGCGAAATTCTGCCACTCGATAACACCCTGTTGGGCGTTCTTCAAGTCCAAGTCACGGGTAAGCGTGATAGCCAGTGCGCTTATGTCACCGCTCGACTTGACATCCTTCGGTAAAAGGAAAGTGCAGGAAGTGTTTATCTGTATCTTCTCGAACAGGTCTTGCAGACTGTCAAGCATTCCTTGCGGACTGGGGGGTGCTTTAAACTCTGCACTTCCGTTCCCGTCCATTGACTTGTCCTGCAAAATGATACTTCCGGCAAGTTTCTTGGTTGTCTCGGATATATTTCCTTTGATATACAGTATTCCCCAGCCATGCCTTTTCTGAATGACAAAGAAGATGTTATAGATAATCTCGTAAATCTCAATAAGGCTTTGACCGTTGTTCCACGCCACATCACCACGTTTGGTGCACAATGGTATCTCGCTGAAACCGTGCTCAATCGGAGTTTCCCTTACAAAACCGTCCTCTGCGGCTTCTTCACCGTCTCTTGGCGTGTGCATACGGTACATGTAGGTATCATCGTAGCTGTCAATATATTCCACACCGTTTTCATCGGCATAGTAGACGCTTTCAAGAAGCCTGTCGCCGTTGTTGTCATTGTGCGATATGATAACGTAACCATCCTCATAGCTTATCAGACGGCATTTGATACGTCCCTTATAGTCATAATAGAACAGAAGTCCGGCATCGCCTGTGGCAAGCTGCGAACGGACTGCCTTTGTACGCCATCCATCCATATTCCTGTCTACCCAATACTCCTTGATTGTGGAATAGTTGGCTTTATCTTTCTCGGAAGGAGTGCCACCTCTCAAAGACAATGTACAGGAATTTCCGCAAAGGTAGATTACGTGGCTCGCCAGTATCTGTTCTTGGAAAGCTAATGCCGTGCGCTGGAACTTGATTTCCTGATATCCCCCATCTTCTAACTTGACGCAAATGCTCGGCAAGTTTTGATCAAATAATACCTCATGGCTCATCGGGTCAAGCTCTTTCAGAAACTTTTCCTGCGAAACGATATTCTTTTTTACATTCGGAAGCCTTGCCGTGCGTGTTTCGGTAATGGTTGCGGACTGACCGTCGGAATAGTCGTTTGTAGAGCAAGTGTCACTTCCTCTGAAAAACGGTTTCTTCTGCAACAAGGCATTTACGTTCCGCAATAGATATGTTTTTTTCTCTTCCCGTGTCATTTTTCCGCATCAATTAGGTTGTAATACTTCATACAGGCTTCCTTGCTCGGCATTGCAGAACACTCTCTCGAAGTCCATTTGCAGATAATGTCGTGCTTCTGCGGAACAACGATTATTCGCTTCTGCCCCTCTTCCTCTTCAATATTGAATTTATCGTTCAGCTTCACGCGTGCATCCAACACGACCTTACTTGCTTTGATAAAAGTGTCTGAATCTCCACTTGTTTTCGCATCGTCAGCAATCTGTTTCATCTCCGATATTTCTTTCAGCAATGCTTCTCGGTTCTCATCTTTAGATATGGTAGTGATAGCACCGATGCCGAAAGGTTTCAGTTTCTCGGCAAGCATGGATAACACCTTGTTTGAAGGCTTTTCATCTTCTTGGTAAGCAACCTTTGCGGCAAGAGCCTTATCTACGAAAGAATCACACATTACCAAATAGGCAACATCTCTTACCCTTGCTTCAATTCCTTCTGTTTTAAGGGAATTGAGAATATCCTTTATGTCGTTATAGCTTATCATGTCCTAATACCATAAATGTTCATCGTAAATACTTCCTTCTGTCTGTGCATGGAACGCTTGTTTGGTTTCTTCTTCGTGATTGTAATACCCTGCTTGAATCTCATTCCCGTATTCAATGTTAGCGCACGGAAGCATTCTCATAGCGCATGGGTCTAACAAGTCCATCGATCTGCCTTTCCCCAACATCTGATTCATTTTCTTCTTGTTCCAAAGCCGTTTCTTTCCGCTCTGCATATCATCAAACCGTACAACAGAGCATTCTTCCATAAACTCGTTCTCAACCGTCACTTTGTATTTCAGGTTCTGGTGAGTGTATGTCTGTACGGCAAGTTTATCGTCAAAGGTTAGATTACCTTCCTCGATCATCTTGCATAATCTGATATAGCACATATCCTTTACTGTCATTGCGGTAAGTTGATATAGGCCAAAAGGCTTGTTGAGTGATATGTAAGGTATAGCATCTGGAATGTAGTCGTTGAAGTACCGTCCTGCCGTAGCATCAAAGATGATATGACTTTCCGCAACACCGTGTTCAAACGCGAACGTCTTCACCGCCATAGCGTTTTCTCTTGGCGTGGACTTGCTCAATATTAGTATGTCGTATGCGTGAAAACCGTCCCAAGCGAGTGCCACAAGGTTGTCCGTGCCGTAGTCTGCCAAGTCAACGGTTATCCATTTGTCACCGTTAACAGCCGGGTTATTGTTGAATACACCTTGTGCGGAAGAGGAAGTAATAGGTATTTTTTCTTCTTCGTCAGGATCAACATTAAAATTACCTTCGAGCAAAGCCTGTGCAACCCGTCCTCCCGAAGCCGCTACTGAACCTATATAATCGGGATTGTTATCTATCATTGGTTTGTTCTCAGATAATTTACCTTGATAGAATACAAATGGCTTTATCATATTTTTATATGAAAAGTCGCCGCCAACGCTTTTTAGTTTTCGGTCAATATCTATTTTACACTTGCTATAAACCTCTTCCTTTGAATCTCCCCAAACTACATCGTCAACGGTAGAGCCTCCCGAATAGAAATATCTCACCTTTCCGTTTCTATCAGGGATTATAAGACCGTCAACACCTATATACCAATCCAAGAACTTTCTCGTCCAATGGCTTCGCTTTGGGTTAAGAGTAGCAAAGAATTTACCTGTGAATGTCTTGCTTCGTCCACGGTTACGGGTCTGTATGTAACTAAACACCTCCCAAGGCATTTCGGTAATTTCATCAATACATATACAATCATATTGCCATCCTTTTGCTCTTTCTCTCGTTTTTTCAAGATTGGTATCATCAATGTATGTCAAGTCACAAAACGCTCCACTCTGAAAAGATACTCGTGGACTATCAGACATTTTTACATTTACATAATCACCGAATATTTCTTTAAAACCATCCGTAAATCCTCCACCACTTTTTTGTGATTGGATAGATTTTCGGGAGATAAGGCCACGAAAATCAGGGTCGGTCATAAGAGGCTCTGCCATAGCAAAAATAAGCCCCCAGCTTTTTCCGCCACAAAGAATTCCACCACCGAATACAACATCAACATTTGATGCGGTGAAATACATTTGGAATCCCTCATTGGGTTTCTTCACTATTGCTTTATGTGCTACTTCCTCTTTCATCAAGAGCAAAAATACCTCTTAATAATAAGGTAATATATACTTAAACCAATGTCTATTTATCATAGTGATAAATACAGTGATTTTTTTATAGTTATACCTTTTTATTAAAGTATTACTTTCGCATATAATCATTATAAAACATATAGTGTATGAAGTTTACGAAAGAGCAATTTTCAGAAGCACTGAAAGTGAAACTCACCAACAACGGCAAGAAAAACTTAGCTATGAGTGAGAGAAGTTTCAACGGCAAAGTAGAAAGAATCTACAAGCGGTTGGAGAAAGCGAGTGATAAGGACGAGTTGGAACTGGATGATGTTGTTGCCGACTACTTGGATGACTTACAAGAGGACGATAACAACATACGAAATGACAACTCAAAATTTATAAAAGAGTGGGAAAAGAATCATCCGAACAAGGACGATAGAAGTGATAACAAGGATGACAAAGGAGACGAAAGCAAACTGGATAAGTTGCTCAAAGAACTCCAAGATTTGAAATCAGAGCGTGAGGAAGAGAAAAAGATAAAAGCTATCTCAGACAAACGCAATCAACTCAAATTAGCCTTAAAAGGGAAAGAAGTCAAGAACGAGGATTGGATTAACGACCAACTCGAATTGATTCACATTGATTCTGAAACAGATGTTGATGCTCTCACAGAAAGACTGGTCAAGAGCTACAATAAGTTTAATGCTTACACTCCACCTGACATCACTCCAGGAGGCACGGGAAGCGGTAAGGAAAAGACCGATGACTTTGCCGATGTGGTTGCTGTCGTAAAGAAGCAATCGCACAGAGAAGAAAAGTAATAATAATTTAAACCAAAAAGAAAATGTCAGATTTTTATCAGCAAATTCTATTGAACAGTGGCTACCTTCCCGGTAGAGCATTGGTTCAGGCTCGCGGAAGCATTGGTGGACACCGCTATGTATTCGTGAAGTTACAGATGAGCGGAAAGGACGCACTTGTATTTCCTACCAGTGGTGGAATTGTTAAAAACCCATTCAAAGGTAATGCAAGAGCTTTTGCCGGAACGCTCGCTGAATATATTCCCAGTAATGGTTCTAATGGAAGCGAAATACGTATCCTAAAATCGTATGCGGTTGCAAAAGCTACAACTGAATCTACAGACACGGATATTTACCTGAAAAGAGACGGATATTCTCTTATCCCATTCGTAGGAGATATCCTCATGGTAGCACCTTCTACATTGACAGGAAAAGGCACAGCGGTAACAATTACAGCCGTTGAAAAAGCGACTGACGGAACGGCTGGCGATGTTTGGAAAGTTACATTGAGCGCAACCCTCGGATCATTAACAACTTCATCTGTCCTTGTTGAAGCGAAAGAAACAGGCTCTGGTAAAGAAGCGATGGTTACTAATCCTAACTCATACCTTCCCTGCGACTTTGATTTTGTTTTTGACCCAGCTACATCCGAAGATGATTTCGATGGTGCAAGATACCTTATCACTCCTGCATTGGCATTAGGAGATGTATTCCTCTACGAAGACCGTATGCAACCTCTTTCGGCTGCATTAAAAGCTTTGAACAAGAGCAAGGTTAAGGGTTGGTTTAACATTTAAAATTGACGAGACTATGCCTAAATTTGATTTTAATAACAGCAGATATGCAAGATTTTTTTCTGACAAGACCAATCAACGTTTCTTGCAATCCTTTGTCAATACAGAAGGTCTGCTATACACTAATTATGGTTGGTACAAGACTCAAGGTGTAAAAGCTGGTGCTCCCACACCTACCGCCCCTAATGGCATCGCTACTTTTTCTGTGAAAGGACGTGACTTGAAAGCCGCTCCTTTGATGGATTTGCGTGCACCTCTTGGTGACAGTAATCAAATGGATAAGGACGGTCTGTACTGGTACACCGCATCCATTCCTGATTTTATCGCTCCCGGTTTCGTTGAAACAGCTATGGAACGTGAAGCAAAAGAACAACAGTTTGAGTTGTTTGGAAACGATGCCGATTTGGTAGCCGCTTGGGTACATACATTACAGTCCCAGCTTGATAGTGCGGACGCAACCATGAACTTCATGACTGCACAGTTAATGTCTAAAGGTAATATTGACTACCGCAATATCGCACGTGGTATTCAAATTCCGTTGCACAAAGCAGACATTCCGGATGAAAATTTCACTAAAGCAGGAACTAAGGTGTGGACTGACGCTGAATGCAAGATTCTGAGCCAAATGGCGGAAAAGGAGAAAAAATATCGTGAAAAATGGGGATATGAAGGTGCAATGGAATGGCAGGTTACACGCAAGATGTTTTACGAAGTAATGTTGCAAAATGCCGAAGTTAAGGAATTGATTGAAAGTTTCAAGAAAAATCCTTTAGCTTACATCGCAACAACCGCTACTGCGCCTACTACACGTGAGTTGTTCTTAGCAGCTTTCCGTGATTATCCCGGTGTATCTCCAATTGAAATTGTAGAAGAGCGTGAGCGTAATCTTACCAATACTGGAGACACATTCGTGCAAGGTTGGGATGATAAGATTGCAGTTCTCCGTCCTGCCGGATATGCTTGTGAGTTTGAATACACCAATAACTTAGACAAACAGATGTTTGACAAGTATGGTTCAAGCGTAATAACTAAAATTTTTGCTCAGGCTAATGATGGTCTCTGCACGATTGTGAATACAACGACAAACAACGGGCTGTATAAGGAATGGCATACGGATGTGATGATGTCGGCTTGTCCTGCACTGAAAACATTCCGCAATCACGTCATTGTAGACACAAGTCAGGCAGACGATTAATGTACAACACATTGCAACAGTAGCATTTATGGAAAAATCATTTGACCCGATAGCATACCTCAATGGGCTTACGAGATTTGTCTTTGAAGATGATGCGCTTGAAAATATCGCATACGAAAACGGTTTGATGTTTATTTCAGACCGTTCCGAAATAGACGAACGCACTAAAGACCATTGCCTTATCGCACTATATGAGCTTGTCATTAACGGTCCGTGGTCTGTGGCTTCATCATCACTCCAGCATGGCAGTTATAGACAGGACGTAGGCAGTGAAACGGTAACGGCTCCCATAATCCAAAACTTGAAAGACCGTCTGAAAGCACTGTACAAAAAGTATGGTGAAGAAGAAGCGTTGGGAAGCATGGATTCGGGTAGTATGAGTTGGGTCAATGAAAATTCATTAGATGTATAGCTTATGCGTCTCAAAAGAAAAGCAATAGCAGAATATCCGTTTCATGGCATATTCTACACCGTGATAACGAAAAATCCGGAGGACGGAGACCTTCTCGGTAACGGAGGATTGCTTGACGGTGATTTGCTAGGCGGTGAAGATACGGATGGTTCTCTCAATGCGAAAATAACTGAGAAAAACGAAGGGAATACGGAAACTTTGGAAGAAACCATCCTTCTTGAAACCGAATGCGATATACAGCAAGCCTCCAAGATGTTCAATGGCGGCACTATCATGGCAGACTATAACGTGTTTTTCCCATTAAAAAAAAGTAGCATTTCACCTGTAAAAATTGGAGATATGTTTAGATGTCCAAAGGAAAGTTACGGAATAGGCATTAACGGTCGTGTTATAGGAATGGAAATTAGCCAGCTTGGTGGCGTGAAAGTTAACATCAAAATGAGTGAAGTAGGTTAAGTATGGCAAAGACCAAGCAAAGTGCAATCACCCGTATTGTTGATTTACTCGCAAACGAGGGACAGAAGATAGTGGCCAAGGAACTGGCTAAAGTTTCCTATACCTACCGAAGCCTCAATTTGAGAGATAGTTACGGTTGGGGAGTATATGTTGACGGAAAGCTTGCCAGAAAGGGATATACCGCCAGCTCTCCCGGAATAAAGAAAAAATGGTATGGTGAGGAAATTACCGGTTATGAAGCAGTGGTTGAATACTTGGAATCCAAATATAAGCCACATCCGGGAATTGATTTGGTAGTTGTAGCCGCCATGCCTTACGGAGAAATACTACAAAATGCAGAAGGTAACGTGAAGAAGAAATATGAAGTGATAGCAGTGGCACGTAATGAAGTTAAGGCATTATCACGGAAATTCAAGAACGCGAAGTTCGGCATTATCAGTCACGGTAAACAAGACAATATATGAATGATTTATATAAAACTGGCAGCATGATAGAGAATTTTCTATCCATGTTACTTACAAAAGCAAAGATTTCATCAATAATCTCTTTTGATGAAACACCGCTGACAATAAGTAGTGACAGCACGGACATGATCGTTGTAGATGTTCTTAGCGTGAATGATTACGGAGGAGAGGCGAAATGTTCCGCCAACATATTCCTCTATGCGAAGTCCACGGACAGTTTGGGATCAAAGCCAGTAAAAAAACTGTTTGACATGGAAAAAACACTATTCTCGGCAATTGACCAATCCAACGACAAGCATTTCGTCATAACAAGCTGTGAACTGATAGGGAAAGAAAGTAAAAATTCCGGTAACTTCTATTGCAATGTGTACAATATCGGGATAACAATAAGATAAACAGATTATTAACAAGATAACACTTTTTAATTATGGCAGTAAACAATACTGGCGCAACAGCCAAAAAATTTATCAAACCTTCTTACATCGTGGCAACTCTGTTCACTGGTACTGAAGAAGACGACGTGCCAAAGGGTGACTCTTACATTCTTGAAGATGTAGTTGAAGATACCACTTCAATCGCTCAAGACGATAATGATGTAAACGACATCGAGTGTGAAACTTCCGACAGTCCTATTCTTTCCATCGTGAAACTCGGCAAATACCAATTTACAGCTGAGGTCGCAGATACACAAAAAGATCTGCTAATCGCTCTCATGGGATTTACGGCTGGAACTACTGTCTCTACCAAATACTTTGCTCCTGCTCAATACAAGAAATTGTATGCAAAGATTGACGTAGTGTTTGAGGAAGGGGAAACGATGACAGCATTTGTGGTTCCAAAATTACAACTTAATTCCAAGCTAATGCTTGAATCATTAAACTCCAATATTGGACGTATCAGTCTTGCAGGAACAGCGTATGATGCAAATGTCGCCGATGGAGCAAAGACTATCAGAACTCCGTTTTATGTGGATTCCGCTTATACCCTACCATCGGCAGGATAACCCATAATAGATAAGAAGATTGTTTTACAGGGCGGTAGGCTGGATATGCCGCCGCCCTTCATGCTTATAATCATGGCAGTATATAGAGCAAAGAAAAAAGATACACAACCAAAGAAAGACGCTGTAACAGCTCATACTCCTGTATCCAATGAATCAATGGAGCGTTTGGCAAGGATAATGAACGACAGCCCAAGTATTATGAAACTCCACGGTACGGAGTGGTGTATCAAAGGATTAAAGCCCGGTGTTCAATGGCTTATAGCCGAACAAGCGTGCCGGATCGTCAAAGGAGAGAAACTGAGCATGGGAGATGTTATCAAGGAGTTTGCAGTAAATCTACCAGCAGTGGCACATGTAATAACGCTTGCACTTCTCAATGACAAGGACAGGATATTCTCTGATTATGAGAAAAAAGAACTTTCAGATGACTACCACAAAGTCTATGACCTTCTAATGTGGGGGGAATACGACATAAAGGATTGGGCTTTATTGCTCGGTGAAATCCTTAACCTCATAAGTACGGATTTTTTTTTCGAGAGTACCAATGTGATTCAGACCGTAAGGGAGATGACCCTGACGAGGAAGATGACGAAAGCGGAACGAAGCTGATAATATCCCGTACCGAATGGGGGCAGATGATTGATTTTCTGCGCTCCAACACTTGGTGCTCTCGTGAAGAATATTTATGGGAAATGACGGTCGGGCAAGTCCGGTTAAGCTCGTTTGATTTTTCCCATGTAGAATACGGAAATAAGGATAAGAAAAAGAAGAAGGTCAACAAGATAAGTTCGGTTGACGATTTGAATAATTTGAATGATTTGGGTATGCCCATAATTAATAAAAAAGGATAACGATATGCCAGATAATGAAGCAGGAGCATTCTTCAACATAACACCCGATGTATTAAAGAAGTTGGACAGTTTCGATGAGAAGCTGGAGAAGATAGAGAAACATGCACATACGGCTGCGGATGCGTTGAAAAACGGGTTTGGCAGTGTGGTAGTAGATACTTCCAAATTGGAGAGCGCAATCGCTTCGTTAGCCAGCAAGATAAGTTCGATTGGGTCTAAAGGGAATCCGTTTGAGGGAGTAAGTAAAGGAGCTGGAGATACCGAAAAGAAAACCACATCCATGAACGAAAGCCTTTCACGTACAGCAGATTTACTGAATCGGATAGGTGATAAAAAAATAGGGCAAGGTTCGTTTAGCGAATGGAATATAGCCGAACTGAAAGAAAGTATTTCTGACTTGAAAAAGTTTGTTGAGAATACACAGACTATTTCAAAACAACAGCAACAGACGGCCGTTAATGCCATGCGTTACATGAAAATGGAGCTTGACTACCAACGCCAAACTGACGAACAGAGAGTACAATCGGCAGAGAAAACCGCACAACGAAAAGAAGCAGCCGATAGGCGTGCGGCAAAAGCAGCAGAACAATTAGCGAGACAGCAAGAAATAGCTCAACGTACTACGCCGCAAGGTGCATTGGACTATTCAAGAAACGCCAAATATTTGCGTGACCAAGTAACAGCCATAAACTACTTGAAGCAGGCTCGTTTGTCTTTAAACACTACAGATGCCAACTACAGGCAGACACTTGAACAGATAAACCAAGCCATCGCCAAGCACAACCAAGCCTTGCAGCAAGCAGGAGTACAATCGCAGCAACTGGCCACACGCCACCGGAACCTAATGGATACGGCTGGGCAATTAAGCCGTCAGCTTGCCTTGGTGTTCTCCGTATCACAGATTGAAGGGTATATCAGTAAGTTGGCAAATGTACGTGGAGAATTTGAACTGCAACAGCGTTCATTGCAAGCCATATTGCAGAACAAGACACAGGCAGACCAGATATTCAACAAGACCGTCCAGCTTGCAGTTAAATCACCTTTTCAGATTAAGGAGCTTGTTTCATATACCAAACAGCTTGCTGCATACCGTATTGAAAGTGACAAACTGTATGACACTACGAAACGTCTTGCGGACGTATCGGCAGGTTTGGGCGTGGATATGCAACGGTTAATCCTTGCTTACGGGCAGGTAAAGGCGGCAGCATACTTGCGTGGTACGGAAGTAAGACAGTTCACAGAAGCAGGTATCAACCTGTATGGAGAGTTGCAACGCTATTTTGAAGAAATGAAAGGCGAGGCATACACCACCGCACAGATTGTAGACATGATTTCCAAACGCAAGGTCACTTTTGAAGATATTGAAAACATATTCAAGCGTCTTACTGACAGCGGTGGCTTATTCTACAATATGCAGGAGATACAGGCTGAAACTTTGCAGGGTAAGATTGCCAACTTGAAAGATAGTATAGATGTGATGCTGAATGCTATCGGGAAAGACAACGAAGGTGTCTTAAAGGGTTCAATAGATGCAGTAAAATACCTAATTGATAATTGGGAAATACTTGCGGAGATATTAAAAGGAGTTGCAGCTGCATTTGTAATTATGAAAATAGAATCCATGAAAACAAGCAAGAGTTTGATTGACATGGCTATTAAAATGAACATTGTTAGTGCAGGTTCTTCAAAAGCTCTTAAATTGACAGAGCTTTTAAGACTTGGTTTTTTGAAGATGGGGGCTACATTAAAAGCCTTGGGCGCAACTTTTATGTCTAATATATGGCTTGTTGCTCTCGCAGCTTTGGCTAAAGGAGTAATAGAAATGATAGGAAATTATAATGAATACAACAAGTCATTGGAAGAGAACACAAAGCGTTATAATGAAAACATGCAGCCCGTAAACGCTCTTATAGCAAAATACAACGAACTTGCTGAAGCAGCTGAAAATGCAAAAAAATCACAAGAGAAAAACTTTGATACAGTAAAAAATAGAAAAGAGCGTGAGCAAGCAGTTGTTCAACTTGCAGAAAAGTTCAGAGAGTTCAATATAGACAAGCAAGTAGGTGATGTAACAAAACTTGATGACAAGCAACTTACCGAAGTATTTGACAATCTAAAAAAAGAATATAAAGAGTTACAAGACTACATACGTGGTTTTGCAAACGCATATACGGAAGTAAACAACAGGACAACGTGGAATCCTTTAAATTGGCAGGACAGGATTGAAGGTGACGCAAAAGACCTTCAAGACGCAGCTGATGAAATGACCCAATATTCAATCAGGGTATCTCAAATGCTTGACGTCATAGGTTCTAAATACGATACACTTTCCCCAAGACTTAGGGAATATTATAACGAAGTAAAAAACGGGCCGGATACAAGCAAGAACGAATCAGAAGTTGAGTGGCTCGAAAGAACGTATAATGCTTTGGTAAATATTATCAAAGGGTCAAAGGAAGTAAATAAAGAATTTTTATCAAATAGATTTAGTTTATTTGATATTAGCGGAAGCCTGCAAAACTTCCATTCACAGAGGGATGAATTTTTTAGAGAGGTTGACAGGATTAGGACTGAATTTGAGAACATGGGGTTGAAAGACCCTGTTCTTTTATCGATAGCATTAGACCAACAAGCTATACAGCTTGAATGGACTGATCTTCAAAAGAATTTGGCGAGACAAAGACTTGAACTCCCACTTATACCGAAGTTGAAAGGAGATGATAAGGAAGAAGAAACGGAAGTTGACCCGAAACTGCAACGTGACATATTAGCAGAACGTATTTCCCTTATCAAGGAACTGAACAAGGAATACGAGAAGCTGAACAAGGTAATGGGCAGAGACAAAGCAGCCAAGACAGTTATGGAGCGTTATGCTTCACAACTGAAAGATGTTCAGATGCCTAAAAATATCATAGGGGAAGCATTCTTGCCTAATAAGGAAAATACGGCAAAGGCTTTGCAGGAACTTGCAAAGATTATTACTGACTTTAGGAAGAAGATAGGAGCACAAAAAGATGCTAATGTCTTGTTTGACGAAAAGGATGCAGATGATTTTAAAAAGCAGCTAGACAAAACTAAAGATAACATTGAATCCATGTTCAACGGATTGGACTTGCACAAGAAACTGAAAGATGCAGGACTTTCCGAAGCGGAGGTTCAACAGTTGTTCCCCGGACTTGCCAAGACCTTGGACGATGTGCAGAAAGGAATTGAAGCAGAATATCAGAAGAAATTTCCGAAAGGCGAATACCTTATTGCTGATACCGATGCCAACAAGCAATATTTAGCAGACTTAAACAAGCTGAACCAGCAGCGTATAAAGGACAGTCAAGACCTTGTTATCGAACTGACTAAGAATTACAAATCACAACTCACGGATCGGTTGCAACTTGACAGATGGTATTATGAGGAAAGAGCTAAAATACAAAGAGCTAAACTAACCGATGAACAAAAAACGCTGTATGAATCCAACCTTACAAGTCAGTACAACAAGAAGTCTGACGAGAATACATGGAAACAATTCCAAAATTCGGATATGTATATCTCAATGTTCGAGAACATTGAAGGTGCATCCACACGTATGCTCACAGCAATGCGTGACAAACTTATGAGTTTGCGTGAGAATCTGAAGGATCTTCCGGCTGACCAACTGAAAGCAATCATCAATCAACAAGAGAAAATTGATGAAATGATTGCTAAAAAAAATCCCTTCATCGGTCTTACTTCGGGAGTGAAAGAGTATATTCAGTTCCTAAAAGAGAGAAAGGAACTTGAAGAGGAAAACATAAGAGCCAACAATGCGGTTGACTATTATACAAGCCAAAGCAACGAACAATCGAAAATTGTCGAACAGAAACGGCAGGAATACAATGCGGCAGTAGCAACGTATGGCATCCTTTCTAAAGAAACCAAACAATTGTTAATCCAGTTTGAAACAGAAAAATCCAAACTTGATATAATATTAAAGCAACTTACCGCTGAAAAGAAAATATCAAAAGAAACCGCCGAACAAATAAGGAATGGGCAAAATCTAGGCGACACTCTGAAAAATAAAATCGGAGAATCAGGAAGGATCTTTTCAGAATTTTCATCCGCATTGCCACAAATTGCCAGTGACCTTGAAAATGTTTTCGGTACAATGTCTGATGGTACAAAAGACACTATTAACCGCACGGCAGAAGCGGCAGGAGGCATAGCACAAATAGCAACAGGGATAGCACAAGGTCCGGTTGGATATCTTCAAGCGGCAATGGGCTTGGCAAAAACAGTAAGTGCCTTGTTCGGATCGGATGATGCAAGACTGCAAAGGCAAATAGAAGAACATGAAAAGAAGATAAAGAAGCTGGAACGTGAATACGACAAGCTAAAAGAGAGTATAGACAATGTATGGGATATAACAAAGCTACAAGAATATGGGAATGAACTTGATGAGAACATAAACAAACAGATAGTATCTCTCAATGCCATGATAGCCGCCGAAAGAGATAAGAAAGATACTGACTGGGACAAAATAAACGAATGGCAGGAACAGATTGAAGATCTCAGGGATACTTTGGCTGACAGTGCTAATGACATGATAGCGGAGCTTGGCGGTGTAGGCTCCGATGAAAATTTCAAAACATTGGCTGAGAATTTTGCATCGGCATGGTTGGAAGCGTTTCAAGAAACAGGGGATGGCTTGTCTGGACTTCAAGATAGTTTTAAAGAATTTGTCCAAAACTATGTGAAACAACAATTAATGTTATTGGGTGCAAATAAATACCTAAAGGATCTATTTGAAGAGTTTGATGAAATTATTGCAACAAAAACACCTATGGAGCAAGAGGAGCGAGAAAGGTATTTTGAACTTCAAGACCAAATCACCAAGCTAAGAAACACAGCCAATAATTCGGTTGTGAAAAGTGTCGCAAAAAAGGCAAATGCCGCTGCTGATGAGATAGAAAATAGTGAGGAATATAAAAGACTTCAAAAGGCATATACGGATTTTTTAAAACCAGAAGAAATTGATGTAGAAAAGCTGGAAAAATGGAATGAAAAAGCTAAAGATCGCTTAACCGGTCTTGACGAGTTCTGGGAAGGTATAGTTAGTAAATTGGACTTTTTAGAACTTGATAGCAGTAAATCTGAATTGTCTTCACTCACCCAAAGCATACAAGGTGTAACAGAGACCACGGCTGAAGCTCTCAAAGAATTGCTCAATAGTATTCGTTGGTTTGTAAGCCAGCAAACTACTGATATAACAGCTATCAGAAATCTGTTAGAAGCTCGATATAGTTTAGAATCACAAGCTGAAACAAACCCCATGCTAATTGAATTGAAAGCGCAGACGGGATATTTGGAGATTATTTCAGATAGAATAGACCGTGTATTCGCACCAAATTCAAATTCAAGGGGAGCAGGACTAAGAGTATTCATAAGTGACTAATTAATTTAATACATTTAAATAATCATTCTGATGGGAAGAGATAGTATAACGACCCAAGCCATACCGGGTGGCTTCTCCGTAATAGTAAACGGTTTTATAGCAGAATCATTGGAGCACATGATACCTTGGATTATTGTATCATTTGCAGTAGTGATATGTGATTTGGCTTTTGGAATAAGGAAAAGCCTTTTAATGGGCGAAAAGGTTCGTATCTCTAGTGCGATACGCCGCACAATGGGTAAACTTGTAACCTACTTCGCCTTTGTTTGTATGGTTGTCATGATAAACATTGCATCCGGCAGCAAATGGGATATAGACATATACTCCTGTTTGTTAGTTTGCTTCATTGAATTTTGCTCTATCGTATCAAATATATTGAAGCCCAAAGGATACAGCTTTAATATGCTTAAGGCGTTAGGTCTGTTTGGTAAGAAGGTGCTTGATGTAGAAAAAGAGGATATAAATGAAATAATAACAGAAAATAAAAAGGAGGAAAAGAAATGAGTTTAATTGATTTTATTTTTATTGCGCCTTTTGCACTTTATGCCATAATCTACGCATTTTCGGTAAAAGAATCCTGTAATTCCGATGAATCCATAGAAATATGACGTGCATTTAAGCGCTATTCTTAATACATATTCATGCCCGTTTAAATAGCTTTCTGGCGAACGCAGTAAAAGAAATGCAGCTGTCAATGTTGGCATAATAAGTATAGGTATTTCCATATTAAACCTGTATCGGGAACAAACGGAGCATAAACATAACAAACAAAAAGAATAATAAATAGATAATGTAGACGCAGATATGGCAAAAATTACTTGCAAATAAAGCTCTAAGGATTTAAAAGCAGGTATGTATAAATACATTATAGTAAATATTAATGGTAGTTGGATGAGAAAAGCACTGAACACATTTTTCTGTTCAGGAGTATAGCTTCTAATAAGTTCTGATAAGTCCATATTTTTTGCGACAAAAATAATAGTAATTTTATAATTTAAAGATAAGGAGGAAAAGAAAAATGGCTAATATTGAACATTTCATACCATTTCTTATAAAATGGGAAGCTGGTATAAGTAAGAAAAGCAATGAAACCAATGAGTCTCTTTTTCAAAGAGCAAGAAAAACAGGATGGGCTGATGATCCCGATGATTTAGGAGGACAAACTATGGTAGGTGTGACAATGGCTACCTATGAGGAATATTGTCGTAGAAAAGGTTATCCAAAACCTACGACCGGAAGGTTGATGGATTTGTCATATAACGATTGGAAAAGTATCTTGAAGATGTTGTATTGGGATAGATGGAATGCGGATGAAATAAGAAGCCAAAGTATAGCAGAGATAGTATGCGATTTTGTATGGGCTTCTGGGGTACATGGTATTAAAGTACCGCAGGATTTGGTTGGTGTGGTTCCTGATGGCATTGTCGGACCTAAGACACTCGCCGCAGTAAATTCCCGTAATCCACGTGAATTGTTTGATCAGATCAAGATTGCACGGTTTGATTTCATCGAGGATATATGCCGGAAACGCCCAGCAAACAACAAGTTCAAACGGGGCTGGATGAACCGTATAAATGATATAAAATTTGAGGGATGAAACAAAGAGTCTATATATGGATTGCGGTAGCGATAGCATTGCTATTGGTACTTATTTAAATACAATAATATGAAATGGCTTCCTTATATATTAATAATTGTACTCGCTTTCGGTTTAGGATGGTTTGTAAAGCCATCCCCCGAAGCAGTTATAGAGGCAAGAACGGATACGGTGTTCAGTACAAGTATCATTGTAAAGAGAGATACGGTAAAGTATTATCTTCCTTCCCCTGTACTGTGCTGGCATGATGGTGATACAATCCATGTAGGAGACACAATTCTTCCTGTCGAGCAGAAGGTATACAGAGATAGTGATTACATTGCTTATGTGAGTGGTTACAGACCTAACCTAGATAGTATCTATGTTTGCTCCAAAACACTGACAGTAACGAATGACATCTATCACACGGTTAAGATAAAACCTAGAAGATGGGGACTGGGGATAACTGCCGGTTATGGATTTGGTAAGGATGGTTTTTCTCCTGCGGTTGTCGCAGGAATAAGTTATAGAATATGGTAATCAACAGAAAGGAGGTGCAAGATGAAATAGTAACCAGAATGCCACAGGTAGAAGCGTGGCACATAATAGAAAAACTCATAACAAAAGTAATTCTTTCAGGGGCTTAGAATCAAAAAAAAGCCCCCAACGCTCATATTAATATTGCCACATAAAAACATGATAAAAGCATAAGACACTGCACGTTGGAGGCTAAATATCTTCAACAAAATGTCTTATGCTTTGTTCATCGATATATCTTGTTTTATGTGGCATGGCAAAGATAAGAATAAAAAATTAGAAAAAACATGTGCAAGTCAGAAATCTTTGCCAAAATAATTAATATTGTTTCAAAAGAAACAGAAGTGTCTGTAGACCAAATATTATCGTCTGATAAGAATATGGAGACAGTGGATGCCCGGTATCTTCTTGTATTTTTTCTTTTCGAAAGCGGTATGTACCCTTCACAAATAGCCGCTCATATCCATAAGACCAAACGTGCTGTCAACTACATGATATCCAATTTCCATGAGAGAATGGAGAGTGGGAAAATGATGAGAATATATTGGGACGATATAAAGAATTTGTTGGGAAACAACTGATTTTCCATGAGTTATGATCTATATACTTTTGTGCACGGTCGATTTTGACCGGATACAAAATACAAATACTTATGGAACGAACTTATGTTTTTAACCAAGACGGTGGAACCGGCGCAAACAATGGCCTGCTTGCGTCCATTCTTCCGTCCTTGCAGAACCGTGGAATTGACACTGGCTATCTGATGGGGCTGATGGGAGGAAACGGAAACGGAGGTTTCTTCGGAAACAATGGAGGTTTTCAGGACATCATCGCATTGATTGTGATTGCAGCCATCTTCGGTAACGGGAACTTCGGATTTGGTGGCAACAACAACCAAGGAGCGAACGAAGGAAGAGAAATGATCATGCAGACACTTAACCGAAACGGTGTCGACATTGCAGCATTAGCACAAGCTGTGAACACATCATCAGACCAAATCCTTGCCGGTATTAACTCTGTATCACAGGCTATCTGCGGTCTCGGCAACCAAATGGGCCAGAACACCAACAGTATCCTCACTGCGATCATGCAAGGTAACAACGCTCTGACATCTCAGATCTGTAGCTGTTGCTGCGACATGAAACAGCTTGTAACCACACAGGGATACGAGAACCAGCTTGCAATGTGCAACCAGACTAACACATTAGTCAACACTGCTAACCAGAACACATTGTCATTGCGTGATGGTGCGACAGCCAACACGAATGCCATCCTTGCCAAACTTGACGCTATTCAGAATCAGGCATTGCAGGACAAGATCGCATCTCTTACTGCGGAAAAGGCTACTTTGACAGCCGAAATCTCTCAGCGTAACCAGAACGCCACTATCCTGAGTGCGGTAGGACAACAGATCGCTCCTTTAGCAGCCGGATTGCAGGCATTGCAGAGCGATGTTGATGGTATAAAATGTAAATTACCTAACACTGTCCCGGTACAATACCCTAATATTGTAGGTGTGAACGTGGATACATATCGTGCCGCAGCATACGGTGCTTATGCAGGTGATGCTGTATATGGCCGTGGTGGTTACGGATGCGGTTGCAATAACTACTGGGGTTAATCCGGTGAGAAAGGAGGTAGATATGTGGCCTAACTTTTTTACAGGATTTCCGTTCCCGTTTCCCTCCCTTGGCAGAGTGAATTACAACACTCTTCCTACGGTGGCTGTAACAGTCGGTACTGAGAATGTGACTTTGGAGCTTCCTAACCATGCGTTCCGCAACAGGGATTATGTCGGAGGGTTCTATGTCAATCTTCGTCAGGCGATCCCTGCCGGTACGACTGCAACCCTTCCGATACTGATAGGGACCAACGGGGATACAAGACCGTTAATGGCTTATAACAATGAGCCTGTGACTGTTGCAAACTTGGCTGGAACCGGTATCTATGAGATTCACTACAACAAGTATACCAACGAATTGTATCTTGTTAATGGAGGATACAGACCGACAACGGCGCCGGCTTCTACAGCAGAGACCGCTTCTTTACGGAGCAAGTAATAATTAACATGGAGTTTTGTGGTGGTTTCCCAAATGGAAATAGCCACACTCCTTTAAAATCAAACCAATATGTTTCAATCACTTCGTACCAATAACCAGTTATATATACTTCATAAGGATGCTAACCCGTTTATCGAATACGGCCCGGTAGTCAGCGTTTCCGCTCCCAAGCCGAAATATCCTATGGCATCCCCTATGGGACAGTTGCCCCAAATGGAAATGGTTGTGGATGTTGTTGTCTGTATCAACGGGCAGAACACGACTTTCCAAAATCTTCCTGCCGGCATGGATATAGCCGACTTCGGACAGAACGGCAATATCGTAGTGTCATGCTCACGTGATGCGATGAATAACGAGGTCGCTTCTATGAAACAGAAAAGCATAGACATCATCAACAGCATGGATTTTCACAATTCCGTCATTGCAGGGTGTGACAAGATGCTCACGCTCTTGAACCCTGAATTTGCCGAGAAACAACGTCAGGAGCAGGAAATATCCTCTCTGAAAGGGCAAATGGCGGAAATGAGCAAGAACATGTCTGACCTTATGGAATTGAACAAACGGCTTATGGAACAGCTCGGAGTGGTTGAAACATCCAAAACAAAGAAATGATTATGGGAATGTGGGAAATATTAGAAGAAGGGCGTGACGATTACGGACGCGGCTTCGGTATGAGAGGTGACGAGGTGGAAGAAGCCTACAAGGAAGGCTGCCGCCACGGTTACGAAAAGGCCATGAGAGAGATTCATGGAGACATGGGCTTCCGTGATGGCGGAAGAAATTATTCAGGATCAGGTATGGGAGAACGCAGATATCCCGGCTATTTCCCTGAATATCCCCGCATGGATGACATGGGAGAACGCAGACGCAGACGCGCCAACGGTGAGTTTTATTAATGGTGGAGGGGTGGAATGCCCCTCTTTTTAAACAAAGGTTATGGAACAGAGATTGGATACATACAGCAGATTCCCATCTGGCATGAGGGAATATCTGGAAGCATACGGCTTTCATTTCAGCAAGAAACTTTATGAATGGGCCGTCTCAAAAATGAAAGTGAAAGACGAAACCACGGGTAAAGAAAAAAAGTTGGAGCCGTGGAGCAAAGACGAAGTGGACGATATGCTGAAAGCGAACGGAATTACCATCGAGCACGACAAGGGTTATGACGTTGCTTATGTCGCAAACATGCTGAAAGCGGATTTCTATAAAAAATCATTGGTTGACGAGGCACATTTGTGCAAGCATATAAAGTGCTACCTTGATGATATTGATGGCGATCCTTGCAGGGCGTTTGACGAGTTCTTTGCCACCTGTATAGGTAAAGGGATTCCTGTAATCTGGTCGGATGTGATATGATTGTTCAGGAGTTCTACATACCAAAATATGAGGACTGGCACGTCAAAGTGTATTATGCGGTACACACCTATTGGGCGGATCGGATCATTATGGACCTGTACCGTATAGGATGCAGGGGGGATTCCCTCAAGCGTGCGTATCGCAATCTGACTGAAGGCAGAATGAATACCGGTCTAACCTATTCGGACTACAGGAGAAGAGAAACAGTAATGGTTATCTCACTAACCTCCACTCCCGAAGAGTTTCAAAATTCGTGGGACCACGAAAAAGGTCATTTGTGCCGGCATATCTCCAAGGCTTTCGGGATTGATCCCTATGGTGAGGAAGCGCAGTATCTTAGCGGATATGTGGGGCAGAAGATGTTTCCGGTAGCGAAGAAATTTTTATGTGAACATTGCAGAAAGGGACTGGAAAAATAATAATCGAACAGAAGCGTTCTTTGACTTGTTGGAATTACCGTTTTTACAAAATAGTCGTGAAATTATATACATAAATCCAATAAAATTATATATCTTAATTATAGATATATATTGGAATAACAAATACTTTATTCTATCTTTGAGCCGAATTTTAAATTATAGATGGAAATGGAACAAGAAAACAACAATGCGATTCTTCCTTTTGAAGACTTTAAAAACCAAAACGGCATCGTTTATTGGTGGGCCTCAGAAGTAATGGTTATGCTTGGATATAATGATATGAAAGCATTTTGTAAAGTTCTTGACCGCGCAACAAAGGCTTTTGTTTCGCTCAACATTCCTCATTATGAAAATATAATAGCTGTGAAACGCAATAATAATGGTGTTGAGTTCCAAGACTTCAAACTTACACGTTTTGCGTGTTATCTTGCTGCTATGAATGGCGATCCAAAGAAGCCAGAAGTAGCATTGGCGCAAGCTTATTTCGCACAGCAAACACGAAAATTTGAATTATACATTGAAAACAATCAGGAAATAGACCGCGTGCTAATACGTGAAGAACTTGCAGATGGAAACAAATCTCTCGCTTCAACGGCAAAAGCCGCAAATGTTACTGATTATGCAAAGTTTCAAAATGCAGGTTATCTGGGTATGTATAATATGGAATCGTGGAAGCTTGAAAAGAAACGTGGCGTTAAAAAAGGAAAGCTATTTGACAGAATGAGCCGTACCGAACTTGCTGCCAATCTATTCCGTGTTACCCAAACCGAAGAGCTTATAAAGAGTAAACAAATATCTGGACAAGCTAATTTAGAACAAACACACTATACTGTTGGAAGACAAGTCCGAAATATAGTAGAACAAAATACCGGGCGCAAACCTGAACAGTTGCCACAAGAAAAAGAATTGCCTATAATTAAAAAAGCTCTTAAAATGACAGCAAAGGAAATGAAAAAGATTGATAAATAATTTTTTCGAATTGTAGTTTTGTTCTGCAATCTAAAGGTGCGAAAAAAGATAACCCCCATACATCTACACTAGTGAGCTACGGTCAACGTAGCCTTTCAATGTATCAAGGGCTATCTTCATGGCGCAAAGATAAAATTAAATATTCAAAAACGCAAAATAAAGTAACTATTTAGCATTAAGCGGTAATTCCCAACGGGTTTTACCGCTTTTTTTATGTTAACAGAATATGGAAGAAGATAAGTTGAACATATTGCTTGAGCAGGCTGATGATGTGCCTCACTGGTATTTCTGCCGTTTACTTGCTGTGATGCGATGGAACGTATAGAGAGGTTCATTTATAGACTGATACCCTTTGTCGTGTTGGCAAGGGTGATATCGTTGTGCCTGTAATTCCCGTTTTTTCTACCCCCAAAAAGATTAAAGAAAGACCAAGGATATTTCCCCTAGTTTTATAAGAGTTCGCATTTGAAAGCCCCTAAATCTTTAGTTTAGCGGTAATTCACTCTATAACCAAATAATAAACCTCTCTATCAGCGTCTGAACAAGTGAATGTCGGCTCATCGAAGAAGTTCATGTTTAAATGTGCTTTAATAAATTTGTCCTTCCCGTCAGAATCCAACAGCATCAATGTTTTGTCTACTGTTTCAAGTTGTTTCTCTGACATATACGACTTCCAATAGTCAGCACGTGATTCATATCCTTCACAAGGTTGGCTTGAATAATATTCAAGTTCTGATACTATATCACCGACCTTCATTTCTTGCACTTCGTTTTCGTTTCCTGAATATCCGAAATAGAACCAATATATTTTCTTCCCTTTCAGTTTCTTGGCTTCTTCAACTGTTAGAACCTTTGCTTCTCCGTTCTCTATTCTATGTATAAATTCGTTCGTTTTCATAACCTTACTTTTTTATTACTGTGTAAAACGGTGCTTCCATCCCTACTTGGCAATACGCCGTTCCTTTTTCGTCTACCCAAACAGCCTGTCCATAGCTACTGTCAGGGTGATTGGTTGTGGCGGTTACTTCTACTTCTTCACCGTTCACATTGTTTTTCAATATCGCTTCCATCAATTGTTCCGCATCATTTACAAATTCTTCAATTTGATTCATAATAAATTGCCCGTCATGCCGATAGCTAAGCGTTAATTGTTTGCAAAATTATCATTTATAAATCAGTAATTCGTTTTATAAAGTATGTTTTAAAGCATACTTTTAGCGTATTCCGCACGTCTGTTTATCTTAGTGCGCAATGCGGTAAGGCGATTCCGTGTAAACTCTTTATTGGTAGCCGTCCTTAATCCCATTGCATTTAGCTTGTCCGCTACTTTGTCAACATCCTGCGGTGTTTGGCAGTCTTGCAGCATTACGGCAATCGTCCGGTTTAGCTTGTCGTCCATCGCTTCTTTTCTTCTCTTTTCCCCGTTCACCTTACCTCCTTTTGCCTGTCCGGATGTAGTACCACCCAAAGAGGTGCACCAGTTGCCCGATTTTGAGTAAAAGCCGCCTTCTTGCTCTATCTTTTTCTTTCTTGCTTCCAATGCAGCTTTAGTACGGTTCTTTATATTAAGCCGTTCTATCTTAGCAAAAGTTGCCATCATGGATAATTGCAGCTCTATAAGTGGATTCATGTCGGAGCAATCAATATCAAGATTCACGTTTGAGATGATTAACCGCAACCCCTTTGGGGCGAAAAATTCGGCTATCATATCACTAAGTTCTATAATGCCACCTCTTGTAAGGCGTGAAACTTCCGACACTATAATAGTATCTCCTTTATTCGTCTTTGATAACAATTCGGATAGGTTTCTTTTTTTGTACGAAACGCTTCCGCTTATTCCTTCATCGGAAATAATCTCATCAATTTGCAGCCCTTTTGATTCGGCATACTTTGCTATTATATTTCTCTGGCTTTGTGCGTCTTGCTCGTCAGTCGAGAAGCGGTGATAGGCATATATCTTTCCCATAATTCAATATCCGTTTTTAAGTTAATACAATTCGTTTAATTCTTCTTAGAAACCGTTGTGCCCCGTCATTTCCTTCAATGTTCCGCACACTATCCAAATTACCACCAGTATAAAAAACATAGTTCGTTCCTCCTTATTTTAGTTAATAGAAATTTCGGTTTGCTGTTTCTCCCAATCGTATGTGAATGTGGCTGCATGTTGTTCACGGTCGTACACAAACACCTGATAACCTATTTGCCCGTAACAGCAAAACAATGGTTGTGTACGCAGCATTATGCCGTTCCATGTCTTACCGTTCAGATACCTTTTCCATGCGAATTTTCCTGCCTCAATGGCGTTTTTTAATCTGTTCATATCTTTATAATTTTAGTTTGTTATCAGTTCCCGGCGGCGGTGTCGCTCCGCTTGTTGTCCCCCACGCCGGGATAGTTGGTTATTTAAACACATGGTCTATAAATACCGTATTAGTTTGCCATTCTCCGCGCTTTTTGAAAACGAAATACCCGCGTATAGTTGCCGTTTCTTTCATTCCGTTTGCAAAGTCATAGGCTGCTTGCTGGTTCTTGCCAAACTCTTTATTTATTGATCCGCTGTTATTGCTTACCCTATAGTGCAGCTTTGCAGGGGCTTTTGTTCTATCTGTAATAATATTCATACTTTCCGTTTTGTGCGATTACTCGCGGTTAATAATCCGTTTTTTTAATCCTTTTCCGCAATCCCGGCAGCCGTATTACTGCCGGGGTGTCATAAGATGATATGTTGGCAAAAAGCCCCAACGTACGTCTATGCTAACATGTGGCAATATATTTTATATTTATTCATTTATTACTTCGTATGTTGGATATATCCATCTCACTAAATCAGCATTTTGCGTTTCACCGCCATAAAGCCTGAAATATGGTTCTCTCCCCTGCTTTATTCGGTATTCTATATCTGTATGCTCAAGAATTTGTTCAGGTGTGAAAAATCGTTCATGGATGAAGCATTTTTCACCGCATACATCAATTTGTTTGCCTTGCAAGGCTTTATATCCATTCTTGTGTATAAATTCGTATATATTCATGATTTAATGTTTTTAAGTTCATAAAACTAGTTCCCGTATATTCATCAAAGACCACGGTTAAGCCGATACGGGATAATTGGTTACTTTTGGTTTTTCCATGTATTGTAGTCATTCGTAGACTCAAAACACATGAAGCCTCCACACACTTTGGCGACATTTGAAGGCGTAAACGGACATTCTTTAATAGCCTGATATCTTGTTTTTACTTCTGCAAAATAAACTCTCATAATCACTTTATTTTATTTTCAATGCTGCGTGGTATCCTTCTATCCATATTAATAACTCTTTCGGGGTGAAATACCCGCTTATACGCTTATTCGGGTAACGTGTTGTTATTTCGCCGTCGTCACCATCCGCCAATATTATGGAATATGTTTGTTTCGGCAAACTTGATGGATAGAGGGCGAAACCATTTGCCGCACAATATACTTGCAATTGCTTTAATGCTTCTTTTGATGTCATATCCTTAAAACTTATCTGATTCATCATTTTTATTCATCATTTTTGTTTAAAAATTCGCGTAGCTTATCCCTGTCGGTGCCGGAAATGAATATCACAGCACCGAATAACAAAACCAACAAAACCATATTCAGCTAATTAAATGACCGTCTTTAATCGTCCGTTACCATCCGTAAACCCGTTAAGTATTTCCGCCTCTTTTTCGGCTTCTTCCTTAGTCGGATAGCATTCTATTATACAGTTGTCCAAATTATCTAATATTCCGTAATATCCAAGATTTAACGGTTTGTCCTTGACGGTGTAACGCTTTCCCTTTACTTCCTTCTCATAAAATTCCACTCCTTCAGCAAGCGGGGTATAATGTGATGAAGCGCTAAGAGTGCCCGATTCTATTTTGCCGTTAAACTCAATTATACCGGGCAGATCGTTTTTTAAACTGCTTTCCAGGCTTACACCGTCATAGGTTACGCCGTATTTGCGATCCTCTGCTGTGTATACGTTGAAAACATCGCCCGGCTGTATGCCCTCGCGTACTTTCGCACTGGTTATGATTCCAGCGCCTTCAATGTTGTAATAGCGCACGCCGTTAAAGTTGCCCGTTTCGATTAAATGGATATTACCTAACTTCTCCGGTTGTTTCGTTTCTTCCTCTAATTCCGGGATGTATATTTCTTCAGGAGGTGCCGGAAGTTCTTCCACGGCTTCGACCTTTTCGGAAGCCATCAGGTTGCGCACTTCGTCCGCTTTCTTCTTACTGAATATCCATCCGGCACGCTTTTCACCGTTGTAATTTAAAGACGGGTTAAAGCGTCCGCCCAATTCTTTTAATTGCTCTTTGATAGCTTTTGTATCGCCAAACACCGCAATAGCTTTATCGGAATAATCCACCATTTCCAAACCTTCAACCGTCACGGCTTCCATTTCTTTGGCTTCCTCAGCCTTTTCAGTCTTAATGCTGCTTTTCTTCGCTTTCGGCTCTATAACCTTATATTCATCGCTTACTTCTATATGGATGTAAAAATTAGTATCAAAATAGTCTTGCATGCCGTCCGAATCATTATAACGGAAAGAACTAGCGTAATTTGATACAGCATTTAGAGCTGCAAACACTTTTGGTGTTAACTCGTCTTCCCATGCCTTTACACTGGACATCGTGGACATATAACCACGTTCCGCGCTTCTTGAGCCTTCGATAAAAGGAACATTAGTACCTGATTTCAATTCGATATACATCGAGGACATGCCGTATTCCGTGCGGATGGAAAATTTGAAGTCTGGGAAATTCTTCTTTGCATACGCCCGAACCTTTGCGGATATTTCTTTAGTTGATAACTTGCTGTCATAATTTGAACCAGCCCAACCGTTTTGTGTGTAGAAATTCATTGCTTTCATATCTTTTTCTCCTTATATTATTCTTACATTATTCTTACGCGTACGATATTATTCCTATTATAGGCTTGCCTACGTCTACGTTCGCGTTCGTACGCTATTCGTCCCCTCCTGCATTCTTCTTTAAATCTACGTTCCTCTCTTTCACGCTCTCTTGCTGCCATCACAATAACAAACACGATCCAGGAAACACCGTATAATAACCCATAAGCCAAAGAATAGAAAGAAGGAAGCAGAAAAGTAGGAATTAACCAACTTGCAATAAATAACAATACCGTTAAAAATGTTTTCATAATGCTATAATGTTTAATTGTTAATAATTCAAACTTACAGCGTGATTAATGGAAGAATATTTGCAAGGATCAAAATAGAAAAGTACCTTTGCTCCGTGTGATAGGAATGAGGTACTTTAGTATTTCGATCCTTTGAGAGCTTTAACATTGCCGTGTTAAGGCTCTCTTTTTATTCCAACATTTAATAACACGCTTTTGAATGTCAACGTACATGCTTCGCTTTACGTTTATCCTTGTGAAAAGTAATCGAATATCTGTTAGAACTATGTGATATCCTTTCCTTTTCACAATACAAAGGTGCAAAAAAGTTACCATTCTACCAAATATTTACCTATTAAATTTGTAAATAAACATAAAAATATTGCATGTTATTTAACATGCAATTAAAAGCCTAATTAGTGCAATATTAAGCCCTTTTGCTTTCATCTTCACAATGTATCGCCTACACTTATCTTTGCCCTATATTGCCCTTATTAAAGCCGTCTGCAACGGCTCAAACGAGCGCTGCAATGCGTTGCAAGATACCCCCCGTCCCCTCTATGCCAGTGCAGCCGTAAACATCCGCCCTCTCCCGATTTTTTTTAAATTTTTTTTGAATTTTCACGTCTTGCAGTGTTGCAATATTTCATACATGCAACATAATTTATTATGTAAAACAATATTATTCATCATTATATCAATATTCATGTTTTGCGTTGATGCTTTCCTATGCAGATTGCTTTTATTCCCCTTTGTTTATTTAAATAATCAAAGGGAGTGAGGTGTTCGCTGTGCTCACTCTTTCTTTATGTTACTTTCTTTCTATGTATTTTGGATTAGACATTTTTCCTTTATTTATATAGGGTATGTCTAATATGCAATGATGTAGTACTATGCAATACAAAGTACAGATATCAATATTACAAATATGCTTTTACTTTTAAGATTAAAAACTTAATATTGAAACGGATTTAAATATATCATAGTGATAAATATTAAAGTAAAGCTTTAATATATGAATTTAATTAATTATATTTGCGTGTATTATAATATTATAATATGAGTGACTATAAGTTTTATATGATGCGTTACGGTGAGCTTGGTGCCGTTTGGAAAGACTTGGAAACGGGTTTCCCCGGATTGCGGTATAAAGAATGTACAGGTCTTAATTCGTATGGAGAGCCTACAAATATGTATGCAGAGGATTTTGCCGAAACAAGTAAGGCGGAGGTGTATGTTTCCAGCACACCGGCATACAAGCAGACAACTATAAAACTGACATTGATATTCTTGGAGGATGATACCAAGGATGATAAGTCTTACCGTGACTTTATGGCTTTCATTACTGGCTCCAAGATTGCCTACCGTGATACAGCGAGGAAGAGAAAGGTTCTGATGTACCTTTCAGGAGCCACAGAGCCTAAAAGCGACACCCTTTACGGGCAGAAATACAAGGAAGTGACGTTTACGTTCAAGAACGTTTACGGACATTCCTTCGGATATGACGAAACTTTTCCTAACGAATAAAATTAAATTCTATATTGCTATGTTTTTAGAAACAGAGACCTTATCAGAAGCATTGTCTTTCGCCAAGCTGAAAGACTTGCCAAAGAAGTTCAATCCCGAACTGGGGCTTACTTGGATATTGGCTATCGCTCTTATCAAAAAGAAGAACCTCATGAATGCCTACGCCATTGTGGAGCAGAGGGCAGACGGACTTATCCAGTACAAGAAGACATTCGGACGGCTTTCTCCTATTGATGGGCTTATTTCCATCCATCCGTATATGTACGTAGATGAAGAAGCGTTGGGAATGGCTATGAAAGCAAACAGACGAACTATCGCCATGCACTATGCTGGCTATGCGGATGAAATCATTGACTCGGACGATGAAAAGTTCAAGGCGTACCAGTTGCAGTACGCTATGGATATGCAGAAGCTGAACATGAACCAAGAGAAACCTAGATTCGGGAAGTCTGTTGTGGAGGAAGCGGAGGAAACGGTTAATCCTGTGATTGAGGAAAAATTAAAAGAGAACGAAACCATTGCTACCATTCAAGATGAGGGAGAGTGTATTATCGAGGTTGAGGATGCCAAGACGGCTTTCAGACCGAAGAGAGGTAGAAATGCTAAGACGGAGGAATAGGTATGGGCGCATTTATAGCAAGACAACCTAACGGGTTACTTTGCCGTTGGAGTAGTGTGGTTGATAATATCACTCATTACAATATGAGCGATGAAGATTATATCGAATATTGTGCCGAGTGTGCGAGAAAGGAAGCAAGGTTAGAATTGAGAAACTCTTGTTTTGTCAGACCGTTCTCTGAGATTCTTGAAAAACGAGATGGAGACTTGGTGCTTCAATGTATTGTAGTAATTGAAAATCAGCAAGATTACACCAAAGAGGAAGTCGTTAAAGCTAAAAATGAAATGAATCGTCTGAAAGCCGAGTTTGATAAGTATGTCAAGGAAATGAGTGAAAGGGTGGAGGAATAAACATGAAAAATACAACAAGAACCTATTTTATCGCCAAATGCGGTAATAAATACCTGTATGAATGGTCTGAACCTCAATTTACATCTTATACATGGTATGATACTCCTACTAAATTCAACACAAAAGAGGAATGTTTGCAAGCCGCAGGTTCTGCTATGCGAAATTCAGAGAAGCCGAATGAACGTGTAGTAATTAAAGAGTTAAGAGAAACGATAACTACTGATGTTGTAAACGAAGAAATATTGTAATTATGGAAAAGAACAAGAAACAACAAGGATTTGAGTTCATCATCAAAAAAAGTGATGTGTTGGAGAGAGAAAACTTCGGCTCGTTTGAGATTGTAATCACGAAAGGATATGCCTGTTTTAAGAACTACACAGGATTCCGGGTGTTCACTACTCCATACGCAGTAGGATTGGACGGTGTGGCGCATGAAACATCCCTCTATGCATGGTTGAAGTATATGGTGGACTTCAAGAAATCCATCAAAGGCAAGGAGAATGAAATGTTCGGGGAAACTACTTCCACCAACAAGGAGTTCTTGGACGGTATGAAAGTGCTTACAGAAACCAACCTTGTGAAGCCTATGACCGTGTTTACTGACATAAATGAAGCGCAGAAAGAGGCTGAAAACTACATGAAGTGGATGGAAGGTCAGATGAAAGATTTAAATAAAGCTATGAACACTACGCCGCCCGAAGAAGACTTGAAAGCTAATGCGGAATTTGAACAGAAGGCTATCATGGCAGAAGAAGCGAAAGAGATGTTTGACGATGGAACTGAAACCGAGAAAGGACAGGTATAACCCGGACAATGTATATCACATCTACATAAAGATGGAACGGCATCCCGGTGTGAAATGGGTGTCATTCAAGGACAAGCAGACCGGAGAAGTGACAAAGGGGCTTTTTATTCCCGATGTAGAAACAGGGTGTATTAAGGTGAGAAACGGTAATATGTTTCTTAGCTTTAAGGCGATACCCGTAAAAGGATGCATAAATACCCATGTGATAATACCGAATGTTTCAAAAGGTGTAGATTGTAATTTGGGTAAATGTGGGAAAAAGGAAGTGGATTTCAGAAAGGCTACTATCGGCAGTATGTATGTTATGGGTGAAATACTTAATGAAGACCAAAAGAAAATAATAGAAAAGTATGTCAGAAAAAGAGGATTTCTTAAAATCGGACGTTGTAAAAAAAGTTGAACGCATCGTGTGCGATTGCGTAAATAAAGTATTCTGTAAGGACAAATATTCGCCTATATCTCCATTGTCTTTATACGAAGGGAAGACAAATATACCGTTCGTAAAGAGAATGGCGAGACCGGCTGTGTTTGTGACTGCGCATGACCGATTTGGGGTATCGTACAGTGCGCTAGAAAAGCATTCTCATATTCATGCACGTAACATTATACGATCTGTAAAGACTTATAAGAGCATTCCTGATTCAGACAATGCCGTAATGATGATAAAAGAACTTATAGAAGTTGAACTAAAAAAATTTCCAATTTTATGAGTGATTTGCTTGCTTTTAAACGTAATGCCATCATGCTCGGTCTTTGCACTGGGTATAAAAATAAATGGGACGCAGCGACAAGTAAGGAAGCGTTAATGGATATGGCGTTAGATTCAAACGGTGTGGAACTGTTAGCAGATGCTCACAGCTTTGGATTCGGTATGGATATTCAGTATATGAAACGGACGTTTTCTGACTATATTAATGGTAAATGGAAGCGGAACAAGGACGGATATACTTCGTGCCTGTACGTGGACTTTAATGGGCAAATAGAGCAGGATTCCACGCTTACTACGGTGCTTGCTTCAAAGGTTGAGTTCCATGTTCCGAAAGGAAGCGTTTGCAAGCTGTATGTGGGTGCAGAATCTACTGTTAACATTACCGGAGAAGGTATCTGCTATGTGTACTCATACGGTCACAATGAAGTGACCGGCAGGTTTAAGTTAATGAATTGTATACCTAAGTCCGAATGGGCTAAATAAGTAAATAGTATGAAAGTACCAATAGATAATATGACTTTCGCTGAAAGTGAATACCACAGAGACAATAAGATATGGAATGCTCAAACACTTTATAATTTCGCGAAAGCAAAGGAATACCCTATACGTGATATGCCATTGTGGAATATAGACCTGACTGTTGAACCGTTTGAGTGCAGCCAGCTTCATAGTTTCATCTTTCAATGCAAACGTGTTCTTGATTGTTCTTTAGACTATCCTATTATACTGGATGAAGTAGGACAAATAGCAGACGGATACCATAGATTATGCAAAGCTATCTTGGAAGGTAGAAAAACGATTAAGGCTATCAGGCTGCTGGAAATGCCGGCACCTGATAGAATTGAAAATTAATATTTTATGACCGAAGAAAAACAAATACAAGATAGTATAGAACTACTTGAACAAAATGCTTTGCCAATTCCTGATGATGGCGATATGGTTGAACAAATACCATTGTTCAGTTCGTCCGATATGCAGTCAGTCATTGAGGACGGGAAGAAGAAGCCGCCTATCCATAGGTTGTGGGGTGATTTTTGGTGGGAGAACGAGCTTGTTTTCTTGTTCGCTGACAATGGTGTTGGTAAGTCTATTCTTGCCACACAGATAGCCTACGAGATTGCCAAAGGGAAGAGCGAATGTACAGAAGTGGAGATGCCACCGCAAGCCGTGTTGTACTTCGATTTTGAGCTTTCGGACAGGCAGCTTGCAAGACGGTACGGGAACGCTGATTTCCCGAAATCGCTTATCCGTTGCACCATATCGGAAGAAGTGGACAGCGATGATTTCAGCATGAACGTAATTGAAGGGATAAAGGATAAATTGCTTGACACGAAAGCTAAAGTTATGATACTAGACAATCTTTCATATCTATCCACCCAGACAGCGGAAGCAGAGTATGCCGGAGTTATTATGGACGGTCTCACAAGATTGAAGCGTGAGCTAAAAATCAGTATCATGGTGATAGCGCATACGCCTAAGATTGAGGAATGGAAGCCCTTGTCTAAAACCAATATGGCAGGAAGTAAGATATTGTCTAACTTTGCAGACGGAGTATTTGCCATAGGACGTACAAGGAATGGAGGACGTTATCTAAAACTATTAAAAACTCGCATGGTGAGTGAACCGGATGAGAAGTCGCTCCTGCCCTACTTCAATATTATTTCGGAACCTTACCTTCATTTTGAAAAAGTTGGTGATGAAACGGAAAAGAAATTACTTATGGGAAAACCTGCAAAAGATTTTTTCACTTCTATTTGGGATAGAGATACGACATCCCCTATTCCTCTGAATGAGCTGGTCAAACTAATTATATCTAAGGATAATTCTAAGAATACTATAAAGGCTAAAGACGGAAATGCTCGAAAACGTATTGGCCGTGCTATAAAATACGGCTCTTTAAGGAAAGATGAGTTAAAGAATGTTTTTCTGAAAACAGAAGATTGATTGTCAATTATCCACAAACTGTAATTTAAAACAAGTTAAAGAGCGCTGGAAAAGCCATAAGATTGGGTTACAAGGATCAAAATATTGTGGCTTTTCCAGTAGTTATAATGGTTCGCATTTGAACCCATAAACACTTAGTTTAAAAGTAGTTAACGTTTACAATTCATTTCTTTTTAAGTATTTCAATACATTCCTTTATCCCATCATCGAAACCATGCTTATACCCTTTAGTATATTCTCCTACATTATATACCGCCACTGACAGACAAAACAGAATGATACCTATAGGCTTATACCAACCGGGCAACGAGATGGAAAACGGCTTAAATGTAATTGTGAGATCGCCAACCCATAATAGGGCGATAATACATATAGATATAAATAAAATTGTTTTCATATCTGTTATTTTTTTCTATTATACTTTATCCTTGATACTCATGAATAATTAGGTTTTTTCTCCGGATTCGAACTATGTTCGCTAAAACGTCCTTGCCAGCATTCAAGATGTACTCGTTTCATGAATGTAGAGCGCATATCCAGATTCTTCCACTCTTCACAATACTTCTCAAATACATCCGACATCTCGTCAAGCATACGGACATAAGCTTTGTTGGCTTCAAGGCCATGCTCAATAATCGGGATTGCCCTCTTCCATTCTTCATCCGTAAGAAGATTAAGAGACAAGGAAACACGGACAGCACCAATGATTTCATTTGTAGTCCAAAATATGTTTCCGTCCTTGACAAAATTATTGATTACTTCGTAGTCAAAATCTTTTTTCAGTCTGCTTTTGAATCCCGCTATATTATGATCTCTAAAATAACTATATGTTGTGTTAATAAGCCTTTTTTCATAATATCCTGTTTCTGGGTAATCCTTAAGGCTTTTCCCCAATAATATTATTTCACGCTTCATAATTCAATCATTAACATTGTTATTAAAACCTACCATTTCTATCTACCATTCTCTTTTCAGAGTCAGTGGCTTGTCTTTTGGGAAATTTCCCATGCCACTTCCCCGGTATCATACGCGGATTTTCCCCTTTACTGTCAAATATCAATCTCCCACACTCCGAGCACAACGGTTTTCCTTCAAACTCCTTTATGCTTGCATCATACTCTATGGGAAAGATTTTATGTACAACAGGCCAATAATCCGATGTGGCTGTATTCTCAACACAACCACATTTGCTACAAATAAACAGTGGCACAATCAATATCTTTTTCCGTTCAACATAGGTCTTAATTCATTGTATCTCATCTTCTGCTCAATGAACCACTCAATATCTATACAGTTGAAGCGACAATAGACAAATATTTGCTCTATAACGTTGTATATCCTTATGTCCAACGGAGAACATTCATCTAACAACTCTTGACATAAGAAATAGGCAAATTCGGGAATAGGCTCTTTGAAATCCTCTTCATCCCATCCCGGTGCATCTATACTATCCAATGTAGGAAGATAAATTTGTTTCAGTCCGACAAGATCAAGGCAACGAATCACAGTGTCACTTAATTCATCTTCGTATGAATCTTTGATATATTTTTCAAAACAATACTTGAAATTGACATCATCGTGCGGTTCTTCATCCTCATAAGAAGATTTAAAAGATTCTCTGTCGGCATGTTTCCCTTTTCTATCCGCTTCCACAGCTTCCATAAGCTCGGAAATGACAAGACAAAGAAGATGTTCATTACTCAGCTCCTTATCATGGAAACCGTGCTCGCAAGCGGTCTTATAAGCACGGTCGTGTAGTTCGTTCAAGTTAATATTCTTCATTCCCTTAGTCCTAATTTAATTTCCTCATCCTTAATTATTTTCCCAATCTTATCGGCTTCCTCATACCGTTCTTCTTTTATCAACAGTCTTTGCAATTCCGAAAGCTGGTTAATGTAAACAATATCGTTACGATCTGATACATGGCGAACATATCCTTCTATCTTATCTATCTTATCCATCTTGTCTTCCATGCGTCTGTGCCACTTGCTTACCAAGATTAAGGTAAACATCAAAGCACAAGCATTTAATAAGACAAGGATACCTTTAAATATTAATTCTGTTGTTTCCATAACAATATAATCTGTTAATCAATAAGTTCAAATTCATAAACAAACATGAAAGGGTTACTTTCCCATATACATTTGCCTAATAATTTGTATATGAGAGATACAAAGGCTTGTTTTGCATTAGGATACTTATACTTTCCAGAGTCATCAAAACTATATGTAAAACCCATGCAATCGGTATGCGGTGAATCAAATCCTAAAAAATATTTTCCTATACCTTCTTTCATACAACTTTCATCATCTATATCTTGGAGTCGTTCAATCTTAACATTGATAATGCGGATGTGATGTGGCATGACATCAGCGCGGACAAATAACTTGTTGCGCCAACCTTTGCTATTCTTCCAACTACTAACTAACATATCAAGTGTTTCCAACCCTTGTTCATGGTAAACGGCTTCATAACTTTGAGCAATGGCATAAATTTCACCAACTTTGTATCGAGATAAATGCATTTTATCTTCTCTAAATGTAAATGGAACAATTTGTCTCGCCATAGTCTTCCGACCTTCCAATACAGCTTGGGTTAATCCTAATTTATCGTTGAAAAATATCTTCTTCATAATCATATAAGTTTTAATGCTTCCTGTAATCCGGCTTCAAGTGCTTCTTCATAAATATCCCATTTACCACCATCATTAGGTCCTTCATAAACAGAACTAGTTATATGAGTTCCATTATCAGCTTTAGATATTTCGTATCCATAGCCACAAGCACAGTTATATACACATATATGAATATTTTTGGTTTCACGTAACCACTTTTGGGCTATGGATTGCGGAGGAACAGATAAATATTTATAACAATGATTCAAAGTGGAAACATCTATGAGATATTTTCTTTCATTAAACCCTTTCTCTTTCAGCAGTTTCGCTGTTTCTAATGTTACAAGTTCTTCGGCCATGGTTATTCTCCTTTACACTCTTTACACTCTTCACAATGCAATTTATAAGCATGGGCAAACATCCCTAACGTAACAGGATCAAAGTGAAAATCTGCCTGTTTCCCTTCTATGACAACTGAAACACATAATTGGCCGTCGCAAAAGCAAATATATGCATCACAACCTCCATCCCCTCTAATGGAAAAGGTTTGTGTCTGTACACTATCCATGATTCTCCTCCTTTAGTCTTTTAATTAGGGCATCAGCGCAATTAAGTGAATATTTAGCGACTGCCTCAGAATTAATACCATTCTCGTTTGCTATAACAACTTTAATAATGTCTTTTGCCAATTCGTACCTACGTTGTTCCCAATCAATGTTTTCACTAAAGAAATTAAGTTCTGACACCTTGATATACATGTCACCCACCAATGCAGTACCATCATCATATAAATCCTTAATCTCTACAATTTCTCCAGTTGCCTTTATTGTTGCTTTCATAATTTACTTTTCTTTAAGATTTACCTCAATTGAATATTTGTCAGTTAGCTCGGCTTTTATTGCCTCCCTACATAAAGTCCATAACATGTCATAGCCTCCTTTATGTTTTATTTCATCGGAAACCATACGTCGAATCCAGTTGTCTATAGAAACGTCTTTTCCATAAGTATTATGGAAAACTCGCTTAACCTCCTCTCTAATGATAGGAATCATTATCTCCCTTATATCCTCTTTAGTCAACTTTAGTTCGTTGTGGATATAGTTCCTTATTGCCTTATATTCTTTACTTTTACTCATAATAATTATCCAATAAGTTTACGTTCTTGTTTATTCCTCCTCCGTTATTATACATCCTAATAACACACCTAGATATTTCATTCCAAGTTCGGAAACATAGTACACAATTTGTTTTTCAATATCTAACAATCTTCTATTCGCGTAACCAATAAATACCAACTCTTCCCAATCATCATCAGGATGATTAACAATATACCAGTTACGATAAGTTTTGTATCTATTTCTTTTTATTTTACCACGCTCAAACCCTATAGCGTGTTCCATTTTTTCTATCTGTCTTAATGATAATTTTACATCATCCATAGCACTAATGTATTAATTCAGCCAATACCTTATTTACAAGTTCATAGCGTGATAATTGCCAATCTTTCGCAATATCATCTATTTTATCATCATAATGATTGTCATAAACATACTGATTCAAGTTGTCAATAAACCCATCACCGTCAAGACCTTCATCACAATCATCAAACATATCAAGTTCATAGGCTAATTGGAAGCAATCACAGTGACTCACCCAGTCATAAATACGACCGTCATAAACATTGGTCTGTCTGTTGTATTTTTCTCCAACGTGTATTACTTCACCGCAAAATTCACATCTATGCTCTTTGCGAGCGATAGTAGTTTTATTTCTTAATACTTTTATCATTTTAATTCATTAATTAAAGCATCAGCACAAGCAATTGCAAACCGAGCAATGCTTATAGGTATTGTATGTTTCTCTCCTTTCTTGTAATCTGCTTCCGAACAAGCGTAACCAACTTCTGTATTGTCACTTAAAATCCCTTGCATTGCGGATTTAGCCAGTTCGTATCTACGCTGTTCCCAGTCAATAGCTGAATTTCCAAGATTTAAAAAGTCAAGTTCACACTCTCTGAAAACTATGTTATCGCATACATATAAATAATCTCTGCTATGTTGAGAGTTGATGTTTAATCGGGGAATTACATCTACCAAAACCCCTGTTGATTTTACTCTTGCTTTCATATTTAATTTTCTGATTTAATAATAGTACCAAATGAACGATACCTACGCCAAACCATATTTCCACGTTGAATACTAGTAAGCCAATCACAAGCCTTAAATACTTGTCCTACATTATATAAATATGGTCGTTTTTGTATTTTTCTTTTTATTCTTGCTTTCATTGTCCCATTGTTTATTTAATCGAAATACATTACTTTCTTACCTATACATACTTTGAACCTTGAAACAACTTCACTATGTTGTGTAATATTATTGGGATTATATTTGTTAACAAAACATCCAGTACGTTTATGGTATCTGACACAAGCATTTTCAGGAGATTTAGCCAATATCTCTTTCTCATCGCTAAAACTAAAAAATAAATTATCTCTGTATGATACCTTATACCACTTCACTTGGCTTCTTATCTTTTTAAAATACTTTGCTTTCATTGTTCCTCCTTTGTTTTAAAATATTCAATCAGTTCGTCTACGGTGGCTTTACGGAAATTTCCTGAAATAATTGTTGCATTTTGATATTCTATACCCCAAAAGAAGAATCTACCTTTAGGTTCTACGAAATAATGGTCATTACCAATAGCATCATCAAAAGAAACACTAAGTGAAGATTCTGCTATAAACCATTGAAACTTATCTGTATCATCCCTCAATGCTGCTAAAGCAAGGAAAAGCTCTTCATTGGTTCCACAATCAATTCTACCAGCACAATTCCAAGTTATATGCGGATCTTTTGAATCAAACATCTCATTCGTAATGTGGGTATATTTATTTAAACCTGTTGCTAAACATAACTCTTCATTATCATCTATAACTCTTGATGATTTGTAACCAAGCTCTATTAACTTCTTCCGAAGTTCCTGTGTGTTTTTACGTATAAAACACGGTGTTGTAAATCCCATAATTATTCCTCCGATAAATTAATGACTCCATATAAATGTTATCAACCAAATAAGTACAGAGATGCCAATCGCACCCATTGTAAGAGCACCAAATCTTGTTACAATCTTTTCCAGCCTCTTATTCCTCATAGATTCTTTATCCCAATTGTATGCTATAGTCAATCCCATTTGGATGAATAGCATTATAAGAACTACTGAAAATAATATTTTTGTCAAATCATTCATAGTTATTCATCCTCTCCAACTTTAACATACTCTTCTTCAATGCACCAACACAACATATCGTATGCCGCATCAATTAATGAATGAGACCTAAATTCTTTATAGTAGTCAAACTCCGAGTAGCATATATACCATTTTTCGCTATCATGGGACATTACAAGCCAATAATTATTTGTACCTGTTTTTATTTCTTTCGGTAACAATTCTAAAACGTCAAGCAAAGTAAATGCAGGGATACAATGTTGTATCCTAAATGGTTCCTTGAAAGTATTCCATTCACGTAAACTTAATTTGGGTTGTTTGTCTTCTTCATAAGGATACAACATCCATGTCATACTTGCATTGCTTGTATCTATACCAAGATCCCCCAAATGCTTCATCTGTTCAATTGACAATACTTTTTTCATTCCTTTTCCTCCTCTGTTTTAATATCCGTTACTTTGCCACGACTGACAAAACAGAAACATCCCATCACATTACATAGGTATGATTCATGCTCCATCTTACACTCTTTGCATTCTTTATTCAACGAACATTTACTGCAATCGAAATTTAGACTGGACGCATCAATCAGTTCAATCATTTCATGCAGCACTCCATCTATTATTATTCCGCTATTTATTTCCATACCGTTCATTCATTAGAAGTTACACCCAAGCACAATACTTTGCAAGAAACGCCTATATCGTCAAATTCCAGAGTTAAATACTCTGTATCATAAGGGTAAGGGTATCTGCAATTTTTCAATTCTTCATCCGTCAATTTGCGTCTAATACGCATCTCTATTTCGTAATCATCGGAAAGATTCTCAATTATTTTTCTAAGTTGCCCTACATTCTTTATTTCCATATCTCAATCTCCTTTCTCTTTAATCCGTTCTAGCACATCCCTGTTGGCTTCTAATATTTCATCGAAAGACGGGATGGGCATATAAGCGACAACATTATAAGTATATCCAGTTCCATATATGAGCCAAGATTTATTATTCTTATTATATTGAGCTACGTATATCACTCTATTGTCAAGAACGACTAAATATTCTTTGTTTTCCTCCGGCAACCGCTCCTTAACACTTATCCAAGGTGATTGCTTGGACTGCCAGTCTGCACCGTCCTTAAAGCCATCCAAGTAGTACGGCTGATACTCGTCATTGTATATGCTTCTATCTATCACGCAGCTTTCTATTGCTGCTTCTTCTACTGTCTGTTTCATATCCTATTCTTTAAAGTTTCTCATGTATTCGCAATCCTCATCACATACACCTTTCTTTGCACAGTGAGGGATATTAGTTCCCCGCTCATATTCAAAATTATAACATAGGTTTCTGTATTCTTTCCTTCTTTCCATAGGACCAAGTGTTCTTGCTGAACTCCATGATTCATAGTCATTGCTAGACGCCTCTTTAAGAACGCATCCATCATCGTTATATAGCTTTCTAACTTCATTCATAATCATTCTTTTATAAATTCAAGTTTGTACCCTAAATACCCCGATTTACCTTCCGCATCCATAGCCCGTCCTGTCAAGTTACCATAAAGTTCATCCATGATAATGTAAAATATTACTTTGGGTAATGGTTTTTGCAGATATTCAATGTACACATTAAATAATTCATGCTTTGGAGTTACCGTTTCGATTTCTCTGAAACATTCGGTTATCGGACGAAAATCAAATCCATTCTTCTTTGGGTTGGTCAATAGTTCCTTATAGGCAGCTACAAGACCAGGGGATAATTGTATTGTTTCACACTTCATACTTGTACTATTTCAAATTCATCTGCATGTTCCTTACCAATCCAATCCCGTTTCTGATTTTCAGTTGCGGTTTCATAGATTCTTCCTCGCTTAGACAAATGCCTTTTCCTAAAAATACCTTCTTCTCCAAGTTTGTCATAATCTCTTCTTGAAGGGGATAATCCCTTTGCCCTGCAAAAGAACAATCCCGTTTCCTTGTGTCTAAATTTTACTGCCATTATTAATCCTCGAACTTTTCAAAGTGTACATCTTGGTTATCTTGTCTCACATTACAAATGCAATAATGATCATTGCATTCTGGTTTACAATTAAAGAAGCATTTATCACATCCGCATATAATATCGCTATCTTTTTTCACGATAATTTTGGCCCCATCACATTCAAATACTTCTCCTATTTTTCTTTCCTGTCTCATAATTGTTCAATCTAAGTTCGTTTTGAGGATTATCCATTAAACTTAAACTCATCCATATATCCCATCTCTTTCAAGCGGATATTAAACTCTTCAACCGAATCATTATTAGGAATGAATCGCTCAAGAACATCGTTAAAAGGGTGCAGATCGTTTTTTAAAATATCATTAGCCTCTTCTTCTCCACGTTTCTTCCCTAATCGGTCTTTGCATACTTCTATGTAATCATCTTTTGTCATATTGTAGTGTGTGACTGTATCAACAATTGTACTAAACCTACAATATAAGCCGTTTGGCTGTTGGGCTATAAATGATCCCATAATTACCTCCTTCTAATTTTTTTATTTATCCACGGTTGATTTTACAATAATCTTATTATCGGATGATGGCATTACAACCACATTTCCGGCATCTGTGCTAATTTTTAAGATAGGATTAGAATTTGCGTCAATACTGGCTACTATAATCATATCTCCAAAAACATATCTTTTATCTTGTTCCAATTCATTCATATTCTAATTAGTTTTGAATAAAGGGCACGACATCACAGAAAAGTCAAATCGTCACTTAAAACTTTTATGGATAAAATTGAAGTCGTGCCCAAATAATTGTTACTTTTGTCTTGTCACTTAAAATTTTTAAATTATGGAAATGACCGATGAAAAATTCAATTCTCTCACTTCTGAGATTATCAAGAACACAGGATTGTTTAAATGTCCTATATGTGGACATACAGATGGATTTGATTTTAAACCATACCAGTATGTCATAGTTCAAGGAGAAACTTTAAACGATTCCGTACAATTAGGAGGCAGTATAATAAAATCTTTTATTGGTACATGTCCCCATTGCTCGTACATGATTTCTTTTAACATCGACAAGATAGAGAAAAAGCTATCTACAAAAGTTAAGTAATTGATTATTCACTATCTTTACGAAAGAAACCAATTGGAGTAGCAATCGTTTCTGATAAGAGCGGTTGCTTCTTCTTGGATGTGTCCATCACTGATACACTTATATTCACCTTCATAGTTGCTGCCACATCCACGCTACCATAAGATAAATCTATCAGTTTTCCAGATAAATAATTATCTGACAGCTTAGATTTGTAGTCTTTGGCATTTTCTTTTTTGTTTCTTGTTTTTTTCATATTCATTCTGATTTGTTATAAATTAATCCTCTTTGTACCAATCTGGCTTTGGAAACCTATCCGAAAAAAATACTTTATTGACTTCTTCACTTTCAATATTGGAAGCTTCCGGCCATAAATCTTTTAACTCTTCAATACTATTGATATAGGCTACTAAAACAAAGTGGTGAGCACTTTCACCAGTGCACCAATATGGATATTGGATTGGCCATCTTAATGGACGATAATCTCCATCGCACTTTTCCTTATCTACAAAAATCTTACTCTAATCATCTTATATCATATTTTTCGTTAAACACAGAATCCGCTTGCTGAAACTGCTTCGTGAAACGATTCTCTTTATATTTTCTCGGCGAAGCACATCCCACTATTAAAGCGAGAATAGCACATATTAAAAGTATTTTCTTCATTCCGTTATTGTATTACTCTATTTGATATTATGAATATCTACACTGTACGTTGTAGCCTTACTTGATGAACGTCCACTTTCTTTCTTATATGGTCGGGTAAAATCTCGGATGTGATCAAGCACATCATCAATTTCAGTATCAACAAAATCTTTAGATTTTTCCCATTCTTCACGTGCCGGGTGTTTCATATCCACCTCGATTTTTATAATGACTATTTTCTTCATTTTTATATTGTTATACGTTAATTGGCAATTTCATAAAGCACATCCATATTGTCTTGCTCTGTCTTCCAGTAGTATGTCCGAAAAGAGGTTTGAACGGGATAACAGACAAAACATCTGATGCTTTTATCTCACTCTCGTTCCATTTGAATATAAGCGTGCCGTTAGGCTTCAAGACGCGCATACACTCAGTAAATCCATCGTGTATGAGTAACTGCCAGTCTTTCGGCAGTTTCCCGTACTTCTTAGCCATCCATGAGGTTGTACCAAGTGTTTTCAGGTGCGGTGGGTCGAATACCACCATGTAGAAAGAATTGTCCTCAAACGGCAAGTGGGTGAAATCGGCTATTATATCCGGTTTTATCTCTATGGTCCTGATTTTATCTCTATCCTTGGCTGTTACTATCTCCGATCTCTTATCAACGAATAAGGCAAGAGGATTATGTTTGTCAAACCAAAACATTCTACTGCCACAGCAGGCATCTAATATAAGTTTTCCATTATATCGGACAGACCTTCAATGGATTTTAAGATGTCTTTCTGCGATTTCATAACTTCTCCTTTCTAAACAGGTGGCTGAACGCATTATCCAAATCCAAGTCCAGATTCAGTTTGGACGGGAAAGATTTAATGTATTCGTACATCTTATAAGCGAGGTTGTCATCATCACCGCATCTGTCAATCAGTGTGAGCAACATGGCGTTCACCATGTCAGAATCATTGCCGAAGTTTTCCTGAGTGGATTCGCTGCAATGATTCACATCACTTTTCAATCTCTTTATCGCGGCTATGGCTGTGTTGAAGTTTCTTTTTGAATCGTGTCTGAGTTCAAAGCCTTCCTTCTTGTATTGCTGCTGCATTTCTAGAAGGTTGGTTTCTAAAACGTCCGTGAGGACAAATACGATGTTGGTTATCGTATTCAGTTTGTCTGTTCCTTGCATGATCGTGTATTTTTTATCAATTATTTTATTTGATATAACCTATTTTAAAGCCGTATAATGAATTTTCCTGCATGAAAGTATCAACTACAGGCTTTCTTGTTGAAAATCTTGTCACGGGGCTGGAAATGCGGTATATCGTTTTCTTTCTTTGCCCTGTCAATCCATCTTTGGAATTTGGCGGCTACAAGAGGACAGTGGATGCGCAGGTTCCTGTCGCGTTCCGCTTCCCATTCACGTATCTTTGTCTGCATCTCGGTATTCATTGAAATAATGTTTTTTGAATTCTTGATAAAATGTACTTGTTGGCATCGTTGTAGAAATTCCTGTCGATCTCAAAACCGTATGCCTTTCTTCCACATTGCGCAGCAGCCAAAAGCGTACTTCCACTTCCGGCTACGGGATCTATGACAACATCACCTTTATCGGTAAATATTTCTATTAATCTCCTGAGTAAAGGAACAGGCTTTTGTGTGCTGTGTACTTTTGGTGTATCATTATCCCTTACCCAATCAAAGCAATTGAATATCATTCTCCCGTCATTGTTAAACTTTGGAAGCCTGTCACGGTATAAAAGCAGACCGTATTCACAATTACCGACTATTTTCATATTGGCTTTTAATACTTGTGCGGAGAAGTCCTTACGGAATACCAATGGGATGTATTTCATTAACCCATACTTCCGGCCAAGTTCTATAAGCATGAACTGTTGTTCGTATTCGCAGAATATTATCATGCATGGGGATTGACCGGGTTTCTTCGGTTCTTTTACCAGCATGTCGCTGCAAAAGTGCATAAACTCGGCAGGGCAAAATTCATTTTCCGAATTAAAAAACTTTTTCCCCGCAAGGTCACTTTCTCCGTTTTTATTATCCCCGTTTTTATACCATGAAGGATTGCTTGCATAAGCATTGGTACCCAAATTATACGGTATATCAGCTATAATCAATTGTGCTTTAGGTAATTGATAGCTACGGAAATTTTGAAATGAATCTCTATATAGTTCAATATCTTTCATAATTTCTTCTTTTGAAAACTGTTACAAATTTGCCCGTATCTGTCACAGGCGCACACTCTATGCCCTTTAGCCTTACAATACGCAGAATTATCCCCAAAGTCCGAGGCATTCTTGCAGTTCCGGCATTTTACATATACGGGTTCCGGCTTGACTTTCTTTGCCATACTGTCAGTATTTTCATGGCTTCCTCGTCCCCGGATTCCGCCCGACGTTTCAACTCGTTGTACCAAGTCAGGGAAGAATAACCTTCGGGAGGAATGAATCTTCTGCCCTCTATCTCATCCTGCACCCTTTTCCGGTTTATCGCGTCCAGCTCATGATCCCTTTCGGGATTGAACTCCTTGAAGAAGGCATTGCCTATTCTTCTGGCATCAAAGGATGCGAATGAATTATCATACTTCCCGGCCTTGTAGCGTGCGAAAAACAGCATCAGTTCGGAAAGCTTGTAAGCCTTGACCTGTGAGGCAAATGACTGACAAAAGATTCTTATCCCATCGGCAACGCCCTTTTCTTTGCTGTTGGAAGCCCCGAATATGCCGGACACCTGTATGTCAATCCAATATTCGGAAGAGCCACAGCCGTAAAGCGCATCATACTGCATCAGCGATGGACAGTCTGCCATATAAGCTTTTTCCGGGTTCTGAAGGACATACCCCCACTGGACCGGTGAAAACACCCTTTCAACCTCAGAACGGTCTTTCCATCTGCTCAGCCAAGCCTTCTTCGAGGTCTCGCTTATGTTGTTGTAGCAAGCTAAGAGCGTAGGCGTTAGCTTCCTGCTTGCTTGTATAACAGCTCCTATTGTTCCCATTGTTTCGTTGTTTTTCAAGTTCAATTTTCAGCCATCGGGCAAAATGCGATTTTGCATCTTGGGGTGATTTAACAGTTTCTCCCTCGTTTTGGAGCTTCATAAAGAACTTCTCCAAATAATCATAAAAATCAGGAGGCGCGAAATCCTTATACCCACATAAACGAGTATTCATGCAGACAGCTTCCATCCATGAACTATTCGACTTCAATTCTTCATAGCACTCATCCAGCCCCCTTTCAAAAATCCCAGTCGGAATTTCTTCATACGCGCGCGGGGGAGAGAGATAATTATCTTTGTCTTTATCTTTGTCTAATGCGCGTACATTATACTGTAAGGGCTTAGGTTCTACTTTAGGTTCATGGTTAGGTATAAGGTTAGGTTCAACTTTAGGTTTAACTTTAGGTGTCAAATTTTGATAGCTAATCTGATACCTTGTTTTGTCCCGTTGTCCTTTTCCGCCTGATTTGAATGTAATAAGACCCGCCTGAACTAATCTGTTACGTGCTGATTTCATTGAGTTGACCGACACTCCCACGTCAGATGATACCTTTGTATCACTACGCGTCCAGCTATCCACCCAGCCTAAACGATTCGCTGTTTTTAGCAAGTAAAAATAAAGCCTCGTTTCACAGCAGGTAAATTCCCAGTCTTCGTCAAGAGACCAAAACCAATTAATCAGTTCTATATAAGTCATATATCTTTCAAATAATTATCCACCACTTTAATAAACTCGTCCAATGATCGGACAACAACGTACTTGTTACCATTCGCCTCGCATTCCTTTTGCCAGTCTTTTTGTACTGGTCTTTGGTATTCTCCCGGCTTTTTCATTTCTATACACAAAGCTCCATAGAAGCGGTTACTCTTAAGAAGTATCAAATCTGCAACTCCGGGAAGCATACCTTCATCTTTCATATAAGCACCGTTTCTTGCAGAACGTCTTGCCGCATTAGGAACAGCAAACAGCATATTTCTGAGATGGGGATATTTTAAACGGAAATATCTAACACAAGAACATTGTATTTTATGCTCTTCATTTTTGGGCTTACTACGGCTGTTTGCCACACAAGCCTTGGATTTCATCTCTTCGTATGTCATAATTATTATTTGTTTATGTAGTATGGCATTATTTAAATCCCCATTCTTTCATGTAGTCAATGTTTTCAGGAAATCCTTCTACCAATATAGGGCTGAGGAATATCTTATCACTTTTTAAATTTAATCCTCCCCATTCGGTGGGTGGACACTTTTCATATTCTTCTTTAGAAACTTCACTTACACAAAAATGTGTCTGAAAGCCATATCCTTGTACACTTTCTCCTAAATAATCGAATTTACGTAATGCCCACTCAAAAGCAATATCTCTATAAAAGTAATTTTTGGAGAATACTGCTGCATATATCTTATGTGTAAAATTCCCTGTTTCTGTCAAATCCGGATTACATCTGATACAGAAATATTTAATACGTGAAAGTATTTCTTTTGCAAAATTCTCATATTTTTCACAATCCTCTTTTGAAAGAAACTCTTTCCCATCATATGCGATGTAAACAGTCTTAGTAATTTTTTTTGTTTCCATGTTATTCTTTTAATTAAAGCCCCGAAGCGTATTATCTGGGGCACAACCATTATTTATTAACCCATGCCATTGATGTGTGGCTCACATTTATGAGGGGCGTAGGGGAATCGAACCCACTAATCATAATTGGGCAGTGCCAGCAATCATGATTAACTTGCCGATTGAAGCTTCATAAATCAACAAGCCCTTACAATGTATATTGTGCACTTATCCATAATAAGGAACACAGCCAGTGCTTACGCCCCATTTTCGCCCACTATATCTTCACAGACAGAGCAGGCATGTAAACAAATGCACTTAATCAAAATTAAAATTATCCTCACCATCTGGCTCTTCATCCGGCAGGTCATTACCGAAATCCATAGGAATGAACCAGTCTGAAATATAGTCTTCCATATCAGTCAATTTTTAAGCATTAGGAAATTCTGGTTTAACATCTGAATTTGCTTCATAAGGATAAACATCCATAATAGCAGTTTCCGCTACCGAAGCAATCACGTAGTCTGCCATTGTGCCTTTCATTCCTTCATCCAGTTTCTTGACTGCATCTCTCAAGTCGGCTGCTTGAACAAGAATGTTTGTGGATGTTTTCTTTTCCGCACCAGTTTTTTCATCCAATGTGATAAAGTATAACTTGCATTTAAAATACCTGTCAGCAGATTCTTCATCTGAGAAAAATATCTCAGAATAGTTGGCACGTTTTATGTCAGAAACAGTAAACTCACCGCTGATAAACGGTGTCATTTCCTCAATACATCTTCCTTCGCTTTCTGTAAAAGATAAAGAATCAAATAAATAAGATTCTGTGACTTTTTTATTCATCCCGTTTTCCATTACTTTCTCGTAACGAATTTTACACTCAAACCATGTGTGCATCATAATCATTCCTCCTTTGTCTTATTACGTTCCTTAATCATTGCATCAGCTATCTGATAAGCTGATTTAGCCTGTCCTTCATAGTAGTAGTTTGTAACACTAGCTTCTTTGGACGGGAAAAACAATGTTACAACTCTATTCCATAAAGTTCTTCTGCGTTTTGCTGTCATCATCATACACTTCATCGCTTCAAGCGCAATATGATCGCGCGATATGTTGCTTTCCATAATTTTATTGCTTTAATTGATTAATAACTTGTCTTTTGATTTTCTTGTACAGCTTTCCGACAAAACGTCCATGCTTCTCTGTCACGTCATCGGGCAAGTCGTTTTTATAAATATGAAGAAGTAACTGAATGAGAAGCACTTCTTGTTTTGTCAAAGTAAGTTTCATTTAAATATGAAATTTATTTTGTTCAACCTCTATCTCCATCAACTGAATCAAACGTTCTTCGTCTGGAGATGGGATATATATACCACATTGGGCACTCGCGAAATTCCGAAACCTTTCAATGGTAAGGCTAAACTCTGTACTATCAAGGTCAGACGAACTTCTTAAGTATTTTATTCTCCCAAGAAACTTGTCTTCTCTCTCACGGACGAAAGTGTCTTTGTTGCAGAGAATCTTGTAATAGTTCCGCTTTACATATTCCATCGTTTCACCGATTTGGCAACCGAAATAAGCAAGGCAGACATGAAGGTATTTGTTGGCTTGAATACCCCTTTGCGGTTTCTTTTCCGTCAGTTCAAATACCTTCTGTTCCTTTATCAACTTCTCCAGCTTCGCTCTTGCCTGCTGGACGTGGAGAGGATTGGAACCATCGTATTTCATCAGCTAAAATGGCAAATCTAGATCATCATCCGACACGCTTGGCGCATTATTTATATCCTCTGGGCTAGGTGATGTATTCTGAGGTACAAACTCTTTGAGGTCTCCGCAAATATAGTTCCTTCCTTCTACCCGTTCTTCCTTTTTAGGAGAACAAGTGATGAAATGCGTATGCCCGAACTGAGATTTCTCTTTGCGCTCGATAACAGCCACATTCACATAGATTCTTTCAACTCCGTCTTTACACTTAATTTTCTTCATCTGCTCACGAGGTATATCAGAGAGACAGATAGAACCACTTAAAATTGCCATAATTATATTGTTTTTAATGTTACACTTCCAACTACTGGAATCTCTTTTAAATATTTCTTATACAAATCAGGATAATCTTTCTCAAACGCCTTTTTGTCGAAATCCTTTCTGATAGTGTCCTTTTTGCGAGTAAATGATATGATATCACCTTTCCAACTATATTCACCGGCTTCTACCATAGCCATCATAACGCCATCAGTTATTTCTTTCTTTTTATCAGACCAATATTTTGCCTGTGACACAATTTCCTGTATTGTCCTCTCCATCTTTCGGTACTCGTCAGGAAGAGTAACAGGGGATATGGAATAGGGATTCACAAACTGTCTGCCTTCCGAATCACATTTCAACAGATTCATTACAACTTCTGATGGTATTCTCTCGACTTCTACTATCTCATGGTTTTTGCCTCTCAACCATATACCTATAAGCCTTACCGCATTGCATCCCGGATTCTGCAACTCAAAAAGGTATGCATATATACTCAACTGCCATCTTACAGATTCCTTGTCAAGTACGTAGGTGGTCTTTATATCTCCCAAAGTAAAATCAGTTTCATTTTCGCGATAAACCTTGTCGATACAGCTTGCATAGTGCTCATTGTCAGATACAAGATATTCGGAACATTCGTACTTCAATCCCCAATCGTCTTTCAGTTCCTTGTATCCTTGTGCTTCATCGCTGTCATGAGTTATCCCCATATCATCGACAAGTTCGCAGATACTATGGATCATAGTACCTCTTTCAGCCGCTTTCCTTAACACGTCTTCGGGAACATCACGGTATTTATCGGGGAAAAGCTGTCTGCTTATCACGGAAGTTATACCACTTAGTTCCTTATCTCCTAGCATATAAGTATGTTCATTGGGATTGAAAACGACTTGTGATTTGATTAGTTTCATTTCAGTTCTCCTTTCCTTCTTGTCACCGCTTCAACAAAACGTTTGTCACTCTGTAATTCCTTATAATTTCCCCATACTACCTGTAATGTTTCGATTGACAGGCTTGATCTTACTTCCTGCAATGCCATCGCAAGGAAATCTGTTTCCTCTGGTGTCGTGCTGTCAGGGTCCTTTTGCTCTTCTGTAGGAATCAGGAACAATTGAAGCAAAGAATATTTCAACGCTATGCTCATTGCTTTATTCATTCCTTTGTCACCTGCGTCCATCGCTTCACCTACATTTACAGTCTCCACAAAGCTGCCATCAGTGGTCATGTACCTAAACTTTATCGTAGCCCTTGTGAATGTGTTCGTACCGCCGGATTTCGTTATCCTATTCTCCGTTGTGAAGTTCTGCACTTCCTGTAGTATGAACACCTCATTTTTTGAGAATAATTCATGAAGTTCGTTCATAACGTTGTCAATCCCACGGAATTTGAATCCCTGTTGCTGGTTCTTCTCCGATTTGGTGATAGCCTTTGTCTCTTTAAGGATATTGGCTATCTTACTGTATATTAACTGTTCACTCATTATAAAGTTATTATTTTACCAACACAAAAAAGGCAGGTCCGCAGTCCTTACAAAGTTCCGCTTCCTGCCATGATATCTCTCCGATTCTTCAAGCTCGTTTTCAAGAGAATCGATTTCTTCATTAAGCAAGGATATATATTTACCTTTACAGTCAGCGTTGAAGGTGAGCCTTACCGATTCCTCACTCATTGACTGGACTATATCAAGCTCTGAATAAAGTTTATCCAGTTCATCGCTTATCTGGCTTACAGTTCTCATAGTTATAATTTCTATACCTTTTCAAGAAATTGGACCGGCAACGAGCATACACCCTTCATATTAGGATATTTGACATCAGCATACCCGTTAGCGATATAAACAATCGTACCTGTCAGCGTATCACCTATCTCACGTACTTTATCACCTTTCTTCATAACCATTTTATTTTAAGTTCAACTTTAACCGGAGGATTCTCCATCTTGGAAAATCCGTCAAGAATTTGCTCTTTAAGAAGTTTGGGAGGTCTGTCAGTAATCTTACTATCCAAGACAGACAGTTCCTCACGTTCTCCGTCATAAAACACAAGCGTTACGCCTTGAACTATATATGGGTTCATGGCAGTTCGGTATAAGTAAGATTTACACCAATGCAGTCATGTGTCGCACGGATACTGTTACGGTATTTCTCCAAATCATCCACCATAACAGGCATGAACAATTTTACTGTATCCCTGCCACCACTGGCATACACAAGCTGGTAACTTGTTATTTGATATTTCTTTTCCATGATATTTATATTATTGTGGCAATGGTTTCCAAAAATCAATGTCCCATGCCCGGTTAGTATTTCCACATATCCAAATGTTCTTCTTATGCTCACTATCGAATACCAACATCCCGGTATTCACAAATTTCCCGGAACTCTTCACAAGCACTCTTGTGTCCAATGGTGGAGGATCTTTTTCTGCATTCCTCCATTTCATGGATTCCAAAACAAATTGAGCACCTTTCTCAAAATCCACCGATGCTGTTCTTTTGTGCGTAATCCCATGTATACCATTTGCATACTCTCTGGCTTTCTCCTTTATTATATTTATATCCATAATTTAACTTGTTTCCAATTAAAAAGCTCCTGTTATCTTCACAGACTACAGGAGCAAAACCTAAACGACTTTATTATGACAACCTACAGCCACCGTCAGCGGAATCGGACCGCCATACTATCCGTTAAATAAAAGTAGAGATTAGAACAGATAATTATTTATGCTTATTTCCTTAGACAGTACCAGCCATGGACGGTGAAATTCCGTACCTATATTCACATACAGGCACGGACAAATTATGCAACTAACATTATAAACACAAAAAACTAGATGAAAAAATCATTCATAAAATTTGTTCAAGGAAACCCACAAATCTTTAGTTTGTGGGAGGAATTGAACCACTATTCCTTCTTTCTGTTAATATACTTTTTCTTTTGTCTATCAATCGCAAATGCTTGCAACTAATAGAATCTTTGTTCACTTTAGTTCCATCAAGTTTCCTAATATCAAAGAATCCACTATCCCTTCTTCCAAATATGTAATACAAATCCTTTTGGTATTCAACTAAGTCAAACAACCTAAAACCTTTTACCAAGAATGGCGCTTGATTGAGTTTCTTTCTGCCACCCTTTAAGAAATTAACCTTGTGTATCTGCCTATTTTGGCATCTTACTTTCTTCTGATAGAAATAATAACCTAAAGGTTTAGCCACAGGATTACCACTTATACACCTTGCATCAACATAATGCTCTTTAGGAAGATTGTTAGTGATATGGGTATTTTTCGTGATATAACCAAAAGTCATACTTACATTAGGATAGATATGCTTTAGTCTATCATATAAATTCCATCGCATAATTCCCATAAAGGCGGCATCTCTAAAAGACTTTCCACGTTTTACATTTAACTCAAACTCACCTCTATGATATGCCTTGTGGCAAGTTTCACAAAGGGTAATCAAGTTATTTGGGCTATCCCCTCCCGTCTTTCTGCTCTCTATGTGATGCACATTCAAGACCTTGTCTTTACTTTTACCTTTGCAATGTTGGCAAGTATGACCATCACGGAACAAAATATACTCACGCACATTGAAGAAATCAAGTTGTTCTCCTTGTTGGTATTCCTCGTTTGATATACTTGGATTCTTAATCTTCTGTATATCAAAGGAAGCCGTTTCAACTACGATATTAGTTATCGGTAGGAACTTATGTATCTTCTCTACAACAGTCAAATGAGTTTGGATTTTGTTTTCAACAGATGGTGCTAGCCAACCTTTGCGTTTAGATGAAATCCTATTATTGAAACGAGCCTTGCGATAACGTAATCTGCTCCTACGAGTTCTTCTTTGTTCCCTACGAGTAGATAACTTATCCACAATATCGTTTCTCAATTCCACATCTGCTGCATACAATTCCTTCTCACTTGTTGTTGCCGATATGCCGATATGCTTGCTACCAGCATCTACACCCAAACTTATGGGCTGCGTATAATCTGTTGTGTCATAATCCAATTGAATTGTGAACGGAATACGGCACACAACATGGGCTAGACCATTCTTTAATAGCCTTCTCACCTTACCAAACCTTTCGGTTGGCATAAGTGCTTGTCCTTGTTTGTTAATTACGTAAACCATTTTACTATAAGTCGGATTTCTCCGTTAAATGCTCATCGTCAATGTTATGGAGAGGTTTTAACCTTAGAGCAAGGGGCTTGAACAAACACCCCTTGGTAACTATATATTCTCTCCAAACGTAGCACCCAAAGTGCTTAGACTAATCAACACCCACAGGTCTTTAGCCTAGTGGGTAGTTAATATTCCTTTAACTCCTTATATGTCATTACCACCAATTTCACACACAATAATGAGATGATGGAAAATATAATCACCGATACGGATTTTATAGGACTTTCCGTAACTATCGCACCATAAATCATTCCTAAGGAACATAGGGTGGCAAATATAGACAGGATAAAATTAGCTGTTTTCATAATACAAATTTTTATATTGTTCCCCTCAACGGCTTAAACCGGTTGTTACCACGAATCTTACGGGAGGGGATATATTAGATCTTTCAGCGATACTTGTGCCTAACCAAGCATACTCCCACGCTAAAGACAAATTGGCGTGCTGAAAGTAAAATCATTTCAATTTCGTGGCTTTACCACCATCAGACATTTACAACCATTCGACCGTTATCGTCTTATCTTCGGTTGCTATCGGTGTCAATTCCGTTCCACTTGCACCCACCACTATCCACCATCACTGGCTTCGCTTACGTGCCTTCGCAGAAATACATCTTTTTATCGTACCAATATGTCAAAGAACTTTAAGCAGCTCCCCTCAACGGCTTAAACCGGTTGTTACCACGAATCTTACGGGAGGGAAGAAATAGTAATCAGATCAAATCACTTTATGTTTCTCTATGTACCTTTGCAATGAATTTACATTGTACCATACCATTCTCCCATCGCGACAAAACGATACTTGCCCACTCTCCCTAACTTTGCGTAGGTAGTCATCGGCACATCCTAAAAACGCCATGGCCTCTTCTCTGCTCAGCCATATCTTATTGTAAGTATTCGGCCAACTACAGGTATTAAACCTTTATATACAACAATAGC